AACAGACAGACAGACAGACAGACAGACAGACAGACAGACAGACAGACAGACAGACTTGCGTTGACGAGAATGAATGCAATGCTTAATTATAATCATGTAAATAAAATTGGTAATGATGTAGCCAAAACATTGTGTGCTAGAGATTATAAAGGCTTTGGAACAGGCTTTGATACAATGAATGGAGTGATTGAATGGAAGTATTAGGAAGCATATATACAGAAGTTTCAGACAGATTTCAAAAAGGCATTGTCGGGGGGATATTTCCCGATGTGCAAAAGCTGAAAAACACGATTTAGGAGCAATTATGGCAGATGTAAATGTAATAGGTTCTCTTGAAGCAAAATTTGAAAGTACCAACAGAATTTATGATGTAGGGGGGTGTAGTCCAACATTGAGTACAATGCAAGGTGGTAATCAAGAGCCGAAAATTCTTGAAAGTCAGATAGTCGCTATGCGTGGAAGAAATACTTATAATCCGTCAGATAGAACTGTGGGAAGCTCAACAGAGCAGAGATTAGAGGCAAATATGCAAGGTGCAAGTAATTGCTTGACAAGTGTACAGAAAGATAACTTATTACTTGAAAAACCTTTACTGCTAGGTGGCATTGGAAAAGAAAACGAGTTTGGCTCACAGTATAGGCAAGGAAACAGAGTGCATAGTTCCGATGCTTGTGCTATGGCATTAAATTCTCAGCCGGTTGGAAATGCTGGTGGAAATTCATACTTATACAATGTTGGCTATCGTATAAGAAAGCTGACACCGAGAGAGTGCGGACGGCTGATGGGTGTATCTGATGAAGATATGGACAAAATGGAAGCGGCAAACAGTAACACACAGTTGTATAAGCAATTTGGAAACTCAATAGTGGTAGATGTTATGTGTGCTATGTTTAAGAATTTGAACATCAATCAAGGAGATACAGTATGAAAGACGAAACAAAGCAGGAAATACAGATTTTACTTGACCTACTTAAAGGCAGTCTTACAAGAAATGGTGTAAGTATAGCAACCGACAATAGCGGTAACTTGATGTTCTTTGATACAACAGCTTACATCAAGAGCAAAGGCAAGGAGTTTGACGGATTCAGAGTTAATATCAACGATTTAGTAAAGTAACAATGTGACAGAACTTGAAGAGGTAATTATGGCAGGCAATTTTATTAAAATTGACAGAAAGATTTTAAAGTGGGAATGGTGGAGCGATATTAATACATTCAGACTTTTTATGTATATGTTGATAAGTGCCTATTGGAAAGACGGAAATTATAAAGGCAAGATAATTGAAAGAGGGTCTTTCCCCTCTTCGATATCTGAATTATCAAAAGAAACTAATTTGTCTGTAATGGAAATTCGTACCTCGCTAAAACACTTACAATTAACAGGCGAAATAACAAGCAAATCAACAAACAAATTCACGATATTTACTGTGGTTAACTACAATTTGTATCAAACGGATAACAAGCAAGATAACAAACAAATAACAAGCAACTTAGCAAACAATCAACAAACAGATAACATTCTATTAACAAACTCTATATTAAAAGAAAGTAAGAATGAAAGAACGGAAGAAATTAAAAAAGACAAGAATATAGAAAAAGATATTACTAACGTAATATCCAAAAAGAAAAGCTATTATCCCAATGATGAATTGCTTGATGAAGCATTCAACGAATATCTGACAATGCGTAAGAGAATTAAGAAGCCTATATGCACCGACAAGGCATTGCATAGGGCTATGAATACTCTTGAAAAGTTGTCTGGTGGAGATAATGACTTGGCTATTAAAATTCTTAATCAATCAGTAGACCATTGCTGGCAAGGACTGTTTGAGTTGAAAAGTGACAGCAAGCAAGATGGGCAGGGATTTGGGAATGGCATTGATTGGAGTAAAGTGTAAAGGAGCGTAAAGAATGAGATTGATTGATGCAGACAATCTGAATTTTGAAGGGCAAAAGTACAACAAAAGCCAGATGAAAGCAATTCTTGATTTTGCGGATGCGCAGCCGACCGCCTACGATGTAGACAAGGCTGTGAAGAGATTGAGAAAAGAATTAAAATTAGCAAATAAAGAAAAGCAAAGGTGCGCAAAAGAAAATATCTGTCAGTTTGATGAAGTGAAAGGATATGTTAGGGCTATTGATGTTGCAATTGATATTGTAAAGGCAGGTGGCAAGAATGAGTAGAGTAGATGATACGCTTAACAAAATAAATTTTAGAAGTGATTATCCGCACAACGGAGTGGTTGAATCACTCTTAAAAACAATTGCAATTAATAGCGCTATTATATGTGACAAGTTAGATACTATTTCTAATCAATTGAAAGGAGGTAGCAATGACAAGAGAAGAAACAGTTGAAATAATTCATATTGTTTGTGATTGCTACCCGAATTTCAAACCTGAAGACTTATCAAGGACAATTGATGCGTGGCAAGTGATGTTAGAAGAATATAGTTGCGAGCAAGTGGCTGTCGCTTTAAAAGCATATATTACATCTAATACAAGCGGATTTGCACCAAGCGTAGGAGAAATAGTTGCTAAAATACAACTTGTATCACAGCCGCAGGAACTTGACGGAATGACGGCTTGGGGGTTGGTTAGCAAGGCTTTAAGGAATGGTACTTATGGGGCGGTTGAAGAATTTAAAAAACTACCGCCGTTAGTCAGACAGGCGGTTGGTATGCCAGATAACCTTAAAAACTGGGCGACATCAGACTATCAGACAATAGAAACAGTAATACAATCAAATTTTCTAAGAACTTATGAAGTAATTGTTAAGCGTGAAACTGAAATCAGCAGAATGCCTGGCAATATCAAATTACTTATCGAAAAGACGAATGCAAATTCGTATAAGGCTCAAATCGAGCGAAAATTCCAAAGAGATATAAATGCATTACAAATTAAAGAAAATGCCCTTATCGGTCAAAATACAAACGTAGAAGAGTATATTGAAGCACCTCAAGATATTCAAGAAAGAATAAACGCCATGAGGTAAAATTATGAAACCCAAAAATTGTATTTATCCAGATTGTCTTAACTGTACTTTAGATGATTGTTTATACAATACGCTCGAACAGCCAGATATAGTTCAACAGAATAAACTAGATAAAGAAATTGCCTTTATAAATAAATTAGAGCAATTAGAGCCTAAGCAAAGGGTAAAGGTTATATATGACAGAATGTATGAACAGACTGAAAAAGGCAAAGAAAGACGCAGGCGATACAATCGGTCAGAAGCGCATAGAGTTAGTCAGAAGAAATATTTTCAGACAGAAAAAGGCAAAGCTGCGCAGAAAAGATATAAACAATCTTATAAGGGCAAGGCTGCGCAAAATAAAATAAACGCCAAGAGAGTTGAAACAGGTAAAAACGCTATCTACTGTAGAAGATACCGAGAGAAAAGGAAAAGAGAGGCTATGTTAAATGAGCAAGTCGGAACAACGAAGATTTCAAGAACAAATGATGAGAGTTCAATTAAACAGACAGAAGAATAAAGAAAATAAAGAAATGTTTGGTAATGCCTTAACGATTCTGCTATGGGTTTTGCATGACAAGTTTGGATTCGGTAATAAGCGATTGGAGCGGCTTATTGACGAAATCAATAAATTTAACGAAGATTTCAATGCAGGACTTATAGACCCGAAAGAGCTTATTGAACAGCTGGAAGAAGAAACAAAAATTAAAATTAAATATTAAGGAGTGTGGCTTTATGAAATTTTCAGATTTTACAAAGCCAGAACTTGAAAGAATAATTGAAAATGCCAATTTTACCGAGGAAGAAGACCGGATATTTATGCTTCTTTCTCGGAATTTTGCACAAAAGGAGATAGCACACAGATTGTCAATGTCTACAAGAACATTAGAAAGACGGGTGAGGAATATTAAGAATAAGATTGAGAGGGTGGTAAATGAGTGGAACTAACAGACAAGGAATTGTTGAATTATGTATTAGAGAATGATATTATCTCTCGTGATGATATCCAAAAAAGAATCGAAATGAACGAAAGGACAAAATATTTAAAAGAACATGCCTACGAGATATGGCAAGGAAAAGATAGTAAGTGGTATACATATCTGCCAAGTGAAACTGCTTCAAATGGGAGAAAGTTATTGAAGCGGTCAACATTAGATTCACTTAATGACGGAATAGTGGAACATTACAAGAAATTAGAGAATGAACCGCTAATCAGGAATGTTTTTCAAGAATGGATTGACTGTAAACTTGATTATCACGAAATTAAGAAGCAGTCATACGATAAGTATACTAATAATTTTACTAGGTTTTTTGATTGCGAAGCATATCCAGTGGCAGACAAGAAAATTAAGTACATTACAACCGATGAATTGGAAAAATTCATCAAGACAATCATTGCTGAATGTAGTCTCTCGCAGAAAGCATATTCTGATATGCGCATTCTTGTTAACGGCATTTTTAAGTATGCCAAAAAGAAAGGCTATACAAATATCAGTATCACACAGTTTATGGGAGACTTAGATTTATCTCGTCGGTCATTTACCAAGAAAGTGAAAGATATGGGGGATGAGATTTATTTTGAAGATGAAATCCCTGTGATTACTGAATACTTGTGGCAAAGATGCGATATCAGAAGTCTGGGACTTCTACTTATGTTTGAGACAGGGCTAAGAGCCGGGGAACTAGCTTCGCTTAAATTTTCAGATGTTCGCAATACAAAACTAAAAGACGGAACTGTAAAGAATTTTATTTCTGTGTCAAGAACAGAAATAAAAATTAAAAATGAAAATGGAAAGTGGGTTGAACCTGTTAGCGATTATCCAAAATCCGACGCAGGCATAAGAGATGTAATAATTACAGATAAAGCACTTAGAACTGTTAAAGCCATTCGCAGACTAAATCCATTTGGAGAATACATGTTTATGGAAAAGGGTGAACGGATCAAGAGCAAGGCGTTTAATCGCAAGCTAGAGAGGGTTTGTAAAGCCTTAAATATTAATTATCGTTCAGCGCACAAGATAAGGCGTGCTTATGGCACAACGCTTTATGATAACGCAGCAAATGATTCTGTAATATGTGAAATGCTAGGGCATAGCAATATCGAGACAACAAGAAAGTATTACATATACAGCAATAAGACAAGTAAATCCAAAATTGAGCAAGTCAGTAAGGCTATCAATTTCTGATTTTGGTTACAAAGTAATCAAAGTAATCAAAGGCTAAAGGCGTAAAGCTAGAAAACAAGCGGAATACAGGATTGGTCAATCGAGTTCGATTCTCTCATCCCCTGCTAGTTTTATTAGATGGTGATATGCCGAAAAGCCGCATAAATACTGAATGAAAGGAGCTTTTTGGATATCATCATTTTTCTTATAAAATCAAAAGGTAATCACAGAAGTAATCAAAGAATGTTTGTAAACGCCGTAGGGCGTTATTTTTTTGCTTTAGAATGGCGGATAACTGTCTAATTTATGGCGGTTAATCCATCTTTTTTTATGCAAAAATATAGTTGAAAGAGAGGTAGTGCGAATGTTTTCAGATGAAATTAGAGAAAAAATCTTAAGCAAAGAAGAATTGCAGAAACTTGACTTAGTGACATTATCTCTCGTTATCCACGCAATTGAAGAAGTCTTGGAGGAGGTAAAAGATGATAAACAATCCTTATCAGACAACACCTATGATGAATAATTCTTATATGCAATCTCAAAATCCATATATGGATAGAATGAACTTTTTGCAAAATTATCAGCAGAGCTTACAACAGCCAGTGGCGGGGACACAAATGTCCTTAGCAAATCAACAACCTATGCCGCAGCAGATAGCAGGCATTAACGGAAGAATAGTACAGGCGGTTGAAGATATTAATGCAAATGAAGTGCCTATGGATGGCTCAATGGCATTTTTCCCGAAGCAGGATATGTCGAAGATTTATGTCAAGGGTTGGAATGCTGACGGAACAATTAGAACGATTGTGTATAAGCCTTATACAGACCCTAAAGATAATCAGACAGTAAATTCTATGTCTAACGCAGAAAACGCTAAATTTACCCTATCAGATGAAAGCACACAGCTATTCTTAAATAAGTTTGAAGAGTTATCCGAGAAGATAGGGCAGTTAGAAGATAGATTTGATAAATCTTTAGGAACACAGAGAAAAACTTCAAAAACTCAAAGTAAAGGCGGTGATGAAGAATGAACCCAATTAACATTTTTCAGATGATGAAAGCTGGTCCGCAACAGTTTATACAGCAGATGATGGGAAATAATCAGATTATGAGCAATCCTATGATAAAAAACACTATGCAGATGGCACAGCAGGGTAATATGCAAGGCATAGAGCAGATGGCTAGAAATTTATGCAAGGAAAAGGGATTAAATGCAGATGATGTATTTAATCAGATAAAAAGCAGATTTGGTAATTAGTAGCATATTAGATGTCTTTGCAAATTACCTAGGTGACATCTTTATGAATATATTTTTAGGAGGTAACAATATGTTTTCAAACTCAAATTGTGCCAGCGTACCATTAGTCGCTAACATTGACGGCAACGGCAATAACGGCGGATGGGCTGATGGTGGATGGCTTTGGATAATCGTTGTATTCGCATTACTCTTTGGATGGGGCAATGGCGGATTTGGCGGTTTTGGTGGCAACAACGGCGGTGGCTATGTTGCAACAGCAGCTACACAGGCTGATATTCAGAGAGGATTTGATAATTCAGCAGTTATCAGCAAGTTAGATGGCATTTCTAACGGACTTTGCGATGGCTTTTATGCTATGAACAATAGTATGCTCACAGGTTTTAATGGTATTAACACAAATATCATGCAGACTGGCTATGGCATACAGCAGGCTATTAACGCTGATACAGTCGCTAATATGCAGAATACTAACGCTTTACAGTCACAGCTTGCTAACTGCTGCTGTGAAACAAGAGAAGCTATCCAAGGCGTAAACTACAACATGGCAACTAACACTTGTGCTTTACAGAACACCATGAATAGCAACACAAGAGACATCATTGACAGTCAGCAGGCAGGAACGAGGGCCATTCTTGATTATCTCTGCAATGAAAAAATCTCTAGCTTACAGGCAGAAAATAACGACCTTCGCAGAGCAGCTTCACAGGATAGACAGAGTGCATTACTTACAACTCAGATGGCAGCTCAGACACAGCAGATTATCAATGCAGTAAATCCGTCCGCTATTCCGGCATATGTCGTACCTAACCCAAATGCTTATGCTTATGGCTGTGGTTGCAACACCGGTTGTGGCTGCTAAAACTAAATAATTGAGTATCTTAATTGAGTTTAACTCGATTATGTCTGCTATGCAGTATTACTTATAATCAAAGGGCAGACTATAATGTTTGCCCTTATTTTTATGAAAGAGAGGTAAAGACGATGGAAATAACAGGAATTGCATTACAAACAGTTGCCGCTGGGGAAGATGTGGCATTTACAGAAACACCAGTATGCGGAACTAAATGTATAGTCCACAGACAAGGAAGCGGAATTGTCAAGTTAAGAGGTATTACAAATCAGTGTAAAGCACGATTTTTAGTATCATATAGTGGCAACATTCAGATACCTACAGGTGGCACAGTAGAAGCTATTTCACTTGCCATTGCAGTAGATGGAGAGCCTTTACAGTCAACAAGAATGGTCGTCACGCCAGCCGCAGTTGAAAACTTATTTAACGTATCAGCACAGGCATATGTTGATGTACCTTGCGGATGTTGCAGTACAGTAGCGGTGCAGAACACATCTGCACAGGCTATACAGGTACAGAACAGTAACTTAATTGCTGTCCGTGAAGCGTAAGGGGGTGTGAGTATGCACATTGAAAGAATCCATAAAATGATTGAATGTCTTACAGAGAAAGCCCTATGCGAACTTGATAAGGGTATTGAGAATGTCAATACAGAGGAAATGGGCGAAGCTGTCGATATGATTAAGGACTTATGTGAAGCAGAGTACAAGGCTGTTATCGTTAAGTCTATGAAGAAAGCTGATGAAGAGGAAGAAGAATACAACAAGGAGCTGCTTAGAGCCTTAAAAGACGAATATGGCGAAGAAGGCGGTAGAAGATACTATGATGAATACAGATACAAGACTACTGGTAGATATGCCCCTAAAGGCAAGGGTAGTTATGTAGGCAGAAGAGGATACGAAGAACCACCTTATTACCATATGTACCCAGAGCGTGATATGGATAGGGAATACGGAAGAATGTACTATACAGAGCCTACAGCCACACATACATCTGAAAGTGGCTACGACAGGGCAAAGAGAATGTACACAGAAACCAAGGAAATGCACAAAGCTAATACACCAGAGGATAAGGAGCATAAGATGAAGTCTCTTGACAGCTACACTAAGGAACTTGCAAGCGACATTACAGGTATGGTTGCCGATATGTCAGCAGAAGAGAAAAATTTACTTAGAACAAAGTTAAGCACTCTTGTATCTAAGATTTGATTTTAAAGGCTATGGGTAGCAATATTCATAGCCTGTTTTGTTTAGGAAAGGAGCATACAGATGATTTTTAGCATTAATGGCACAATGTGGCAAGTGCAATATAAAAATTCAAATTCGGGTGAATTAAAGCGGTCAGACAACGTTTCTGTGCTGGGTGTAACTGATAGAAATACACATACAATTTATCTGTCAAACGCCTTGCGTGGATTTATGCAACGCAAAGTGCTTATACACGAAGTATGCCACGCAATCTGTATGTCTTATGATGTGTATTTGCCTATCGAACAGGAAGAAATATTGTGTGATTTTGTGGCGACTTATGGTGATGAAGTGTTTGATATTGTTGATATGGTGCTTGGAGCAGTTAGGAGAGTGGGATAATGAGTATTGATGAACTGTTAGAGATAATCCAGAGAACCAATCCGACTATGACAAGAGAGTTACTGATATATGAACTTAGTCAATGCCAGTATTCGAGTAAGGCATTGATACATACTGAAGAATGTTGCCAAAAAATTTCGAGGTAAAATTTTCTTATACCGGGTGGGTATGCTATTTCAGATTCAGAAAATCGTTTCTAAAAATTTTCAAAATTTGGTTCAGATTTCTTTTAAATCCTATTTAAAAAAAATAGAAAAATTCTCACAGAAAATATGGGTGAAATTTCAAAATACCCCCCTACCTTCCCATCTGCAAATCCGAAAATCCGTGAAAATTTTTTCTCAAAATCCGGTTCAGATTTTGTTCAAGTTTCCCTTGAAAAATCGATGGGAAACTTTAGAACTTTAACAAGCTAAAGTGCGTGGCTGATTCTGTGCGGCTGTAAGTGTGCCTTACAATTTCGGTGCCGTGGCTTTGCGATTTGACCTGCACGGCGGTTTTATTGCGTTGGCGTAGACTTATAAGCCTATAAAATAAAACAGCCTTAAAACACTTTTAATAGTGTTATGCAAAATGGGCATAATATGCCTGTTGAGTTGTTGAAAGCTGTCGCCAGCCCTGAAAGATACCAGAATGCACGCCGCCCCGACTGGGTACACTTGTACACCTAAAAAGGCACAAAAAGCCTTATATATAAGCATAGCATTATTATATTAATTTTTCAAGGTACGCAAAGAAAAGCATATAAAAATATGCTAATGCTTGCGGCTGGAATCGAACCAGCCAGAACCAAACAAGCCAAAAAGGGCGCAACTTGTACGCCCCCGCAATTATTCTATGTAAATATCAAATTTTTGTTCGTTGTACGATTCGCCAATATCCGCCGTTTGCGCCCAAGCCTGCGCGTCAAATGCCAATTCCCACGCAACACCGTTTTCAATTAAAAAATCGTAAATCTGGAAAGGGCTACGGCAGAATCTTTTTGTGCGTTCAAATACAACAAGCGCCTTGAATCCGTTTGTAAAATCCATAATATACCCCCTTCTGTTAATATCCTAACCACGCGTACAGCTGCGACCTGCTCCAGCCTGTCACATCTTCCACAATTTCGAATTTTTCATGGAACGCAAACAAACAATCTGCGAAAATGCGCCCGTCTTTGGTGTAATATGGCGTGCTGTGCGCGTCCAAAATCTTCTTAATTCCACTAATTTCCATATAATTTAAAACCTCCATATTCTTAATATTGTCCCTTACAGGACGAAAGCAAGCCGGGGAATCGAACCCCGGAAGTGCCAGCCTTGCTAATTATTTGCTTGCTAAAATCTCCCTTGCTAATAAATCCCAATAAAGACCATCGCCACGCTTATCAAGCCATTTTTCAGCTTCTTCTATGCTTTCGTCTAACCATTCAGCCATAAGCTGTATAATATCGTAATAGCTATAATCAACGCCAACGCCTAAACCTCTAAGCCATTCTATACAAGCGTTACGCTCTCCAAGTCTTGCAACCGCCCAGCCGTACTCATTTATAAACTTGTTCTTGATGTCCTTAATTGTGTTAAGTTCTTCGCTCTGTGCAACCTCTGCCAAATAATTTCTAACTGCTGCCTTAACTTCCTTGCTGTTTGTTCTTCTCATTTCTTTTTACCTGTGCTATAATATAGCTACCTTTCTTTTCGATTGGTGGCGGTTGTAAACTTTGGTAGAGTGGCAACCGCCTTTTTTATTTGCAAGATTATAATATCACTTTAAAAAGAAATACGCAAGCCTTTTTGTAACTTTTTTAAGAAATATTTTTATTGACTTTTAGAATCTACTATATTATTATAAGAAATAAATAAAACAATATAGAAAGGAGCTATCGCAATGCTTAAATATCGCTTTAATGTCGGCGACGCTCTGGAGCGTGCCGGATTTAACACATACAAAGCTAAAACAAGCGGATTATTGAGCCAAGACACGCTTAAGAAGATAAAGAACGAAGACACAAACATAAATGCTAAAAGTATAAATAATCTTTGTTTGATTCTGGATATGCAGCCGAAAGACCTATTCATATATGAAGAGACAGAGGAGGAAAGAGAACTAAAAAAGAAATTATAAAATATTTTAAAATATCACTTGCAAAAGTGATAACAATATGATATTATAATTACAGAAATTAAGAAAGGATAGCCGGAAGGCTGAAAAGGTGGAAATGATGAAAACAATCGAATTATTAAACAAAGCTGTTGAGCTTGGATTTAGCAGAGAAAAGGCACTTGCTGATATAGATGCAAGCCTTGACGAAATAATCGGAGCAGAGAACAGAAAGCCAATCACAGAGGAAGAAATAAGCGAAGAGTTAGCAAGCGATATTTTATTAGGTTTTGAATGCGAAAAAGAAAGCAATTAAGAAAGGTTAAAAGGTGGAAACCATGAGATTATTTTTAGCAATCAAAAAAGACGAACAGAAAAAAGAGTATATAAGTGCAGTTATTAACTCAAAAAGTTATCCAAGTACATATGCAGCGGATAACAGAGGCGCGCGAATCGTGGAATTGCCAGAAATTAAAGACGGCGAAAAAGTGACAGACTGTCATATATACTTATAAGAAGGGTTAAAAGGTGGACGATATGAAAGAGTTTAAAATGTACAATGGTAATATGTTAGAGGTTGGCGAAGAAATCAGACTTGCTGATTTATGGCAGAGTGAAACAGGAGACGAAGAAGAAATCCTTGATTCTGGTTGCTGCTGGATTGGCGACGATGAGAATGACATGCCAATAACTGCAGATTTTGAAATCTTGGAGAAAGATGAAGAAAATCTTGTGCGGTCACTTGTAAAAATAACAGATATAAGATAATATAAATATAATAAACTGTAACATAAGATGTATAATCGTTAAATAGGCGGTTATACATCTTTTTATTATTTTAGGGGATTTTATGAGTAAAAGAAAATATACAGATATTAAAAAACTGGTTGGAACAGTATACAACAATTTTAAAATTATAGATTATAAGCGGGAGAATAGAAGAAGTTTGTTATTTATAGAGTGTCCGCATTGTCACAATAGAAAATGGATGCGTAAAGAGCAAATAGAAATCGCTAAAAGTTGCGGTTGCTTAAATTATAAAACATTTTTCAAGGCACAAAATATTAAAGGTAAAAGATTTGGGAATCTTACAGTTTTAGAACCAACGAACAGAAGAGATAAAAACAACGGTTCTGTTGTTTGGCGCTGTGTTTGCGATTGTGGAAATCTTAAAGAGACCACAGGAGCAGAACTAAAAAGGGGAGCGGTTCGAAGCTGTGGCTGCATAGCTCAAAAATTTTCTCGTGAAAATGGAAAGAAAGTACTTACGGAGCAAGCTAAAAAAGTGTGTGTAGAAAATACAAGGCTAGATAATCTTACAGCGGCAACGGCTAAAAACAACACATCTGGATATAAAGGCGTTACATGGGACGGAAGCCGCGGAAAATGGAGGGCGCAAATAGTTTTTAAAGGCAAGGCGTATCATTTAGGCAGATACAACACGATAGAACAAGCAGCGGCCGCACGAAAACAAGCAGAAGAGGAATTGTACAAGCCAATTTTAGAAAAATATAACTATAAATCAAATAAAGAAAATTGACTTTGTAATATATTTATGCTATATTATTTTAATAATTAAATATATAAGATTTACACCCGATAATTATATAATAGTTATTGGGTGTTTTTTATTTGCATTAATATAATTAGCTGGAGCAGATCTAGCAGAAAGGGGAACACATGGAGAAAGTACAGGAAGCAGCAGACACACCCGAAGTATTTCAGAATGACATAGAGCTTTATTTATCGCAATTCTGCCAAGAACACAATATCGAAGATATGACCAAAGAGCCACAGAGCAGATGGAACGCTGCCCTAATGTATATTAATAAATATGTCTTCAGTGATAAAAGTATATTAAAATTAAATAATAATATTAATAAAAATAATACTAACTGCATAATGGACAGTAATTTTTATATGTATGATTTAGATAAATTAGAGTATATATTATATATATATTATTATTTATGTTCTGTATATGATAAAGAATGTAGTATAATGGGATATAGTTTATTAACAGGTATTAATTATGATACATTAATGGACTGGGGAGCAGATGAGAGAAAACTAAGTACGAAAGGCTTCGATATCGTGCAAAAACTGCGTATTTTTCGCGAAGAAAGTCTATCAAACAAGCTCGCAACCGGTAACAAAAACCCTGTTGGCATCCTTGCAATACTCAATCGCCATTTTGCTTGGAACTTGCCCGGTGTCAGCAGAGAAAGCACCACAAAGACCATTAAAACAGCTGCAGACCTTCCACAGCTTGGCACATCTGGAAACGCTCAAGGCTCTAATGTTCGTCAAATTGCACAACAAGAAATCATTGTGCAAGATGTACAAGAAATCCCACAAAGCCAGTAAACAAGCGGATTGTAGCCGTTTGGCTCATGATAACAGCACTTCGCTAAATTAGACTTTAGCGAAGTGACAAAACAGAACATTTGAACGATAAAAGTACGACAAAACCAGTAAACAAGCGGATTGACAGCGATTGCATGATAATTATTTATTGCGTAATCGCTCCGCTCTGGCTGATTTCATTGTGCAAGATGTACAAACGCAGGGCGTGGGGGTTATATATACACGCATTGCGAGCCTAACTAAGTCACTCAAATATTCTCAAAGATAAAAAGGCTTATTATATATATTTATATATACATAACCAACCAATAATAATTTATTAAACTATATACAATAACCATTATATTTATTAATATATAGCTTTGATAATAACCCATATAATATAATCAATAAATCTACTGTACAAATCTGATAGATAGGTGTATAATAGACACATCTTAATTATTCACAAGATATTCAATGAATACACACATCAAAACGGCTAATTCAGCCGAGTAAATTCCAAAAAATTTTAAAAAATAAAAAAGTTAGGAGTTAGAAATGCAGGGAGCAGAGTATCAGGCTTTAGCTATGCGTACTAACGATAAAAAGTCTACAGATAGGCTTCTGAATAAGATTAATAACTTAAAGATTGGTAATCGCGGTGAAGATACGCCAGAGATTGAATTAGGTGGTGTTCTTAATGCTGCATTAGGTTTATCTGGCGAAGTTGGAGAACTTAACGACATGCTTAAGAAATGGATTTTCCATGAAAAGCAGTTAGATGCCGAACATTTAAAACGTGAAATCAGCGATGTATGTTGGTACTTAGCTTTGATGTGCGATTCTTTTGAGTTCAGCCTTGATGAAATCATGCAGATTAACATTGATAAGCTGAAAGCAAGATACCCAGAGGGATTTGATACTTACAAAGCTAATCACAGACAGGCAGGTGATGTCTAATGAAATCAAGAAATATAATAAATATGTGCCTTAATTGTGAAAATAGGTTGAAACTATTCAATCAGCGACCATGTAATGATTGCGTTGTAAGTGGTGGGGAAAATAACAATTTTACACCTCTCAAAGATGTTGCACCTAGCGTCAATGAAAAACCGGTAAATGACAATGTTAATCATCCTAGCCATTATGCAACCGGTAAATATGAGTGCATAGATGTTATGCTTGAGATATTTGGTGTTGAAGCTGTAAAGACATTTTGCTTGCTTAATGCTTTTAAGTATAACTACCGCACTGGCAACAAGAATGGCTTAGAAGATATTAAAAAAGCTAAGTGGTACATTGACAAATACATAGAATTGTCAGAATAGCCATATCAATGCCTCATAGCCAAGCGGTAAGGCACCGGACTTTGATTCCGTTAGCGTGGGTTCGAATCCCACTGGGGTAGTTAAACTATTTCCGGCATTAGATCCAGTCGGAATAGTTAGACTACCGAACTGTTTTGCATTTTACAGGGTAGTCCTCCTTCATATGCTCTCTTGGATTTGTTTCAGTTAAGGGTGGTGCAAGACCGCTCGGAGAGTTTTGCCTCGCACAGAGGTGTGAAATTCAACTTATCAAGGTTCTTCCTCAATATTCCCCCAAAATATTATTGCATTTTCCCTTGATAGCCGTTATAGGCGGTATTTGCCGATATGGGATAAAGGTATTCCAGTAGCTTGCTAAGCTATCCAGCAGAAATGTTGTTCGTGTTCGATTCACGATGTCGGCGTTCTCACATATAAGCGAAATGGAAATATAGTTGTTGGTTACCTGTATTATCCTAAAACCAACCTGTATGTGAGTTGATGTGTGGCGGAATGGGTAAACGCTAACCGGTGGTTAAGAGAAAGGTGTGCAACAAGGATTGCTAGAACAAGTCTGGTAAATAGCTGTAAGCAATCACACCTATAAATCCGTTAGAAAATAAAAATCCATCTATCCCTATTCGTAGGTGCAGACTAACTGACGGAATCTCATGTGTGGTTCAAATCCACACCACATCAAGCGGTCGGGTCATTCCCGAATAAGCAGGCGTTGCAGTAGTCCCTGCTGAAATAATTAAAATGTTTGCGTTGGTTGATTTGCGAACAGGACGGCAAATAGCGTAATGAAGTGCCATAAATACTTTCCAACACAAGAAACTGTACAACGGATAGTAGTTCAGTTGGGAGTAACACTTGATTTATTCAAGTAGTCACAGGTTCAAGTCCTGTCTATCCGATTACAACAAACTAGGTTAGCTACCGAAAAGCACTTCCGCTGTGCCTGTTTGTTGTTTTTATCAATTAAGCGGAGTATGTATCACAGGCATGCATAAATAATATCAAGCGGAGGTATTCGATTATGGCAAAAGAAATTATAATACCCGAAACTAGGGATTTTAAAGGCGTATGGATTTACAAAAATTTATATCTATCAAGAGAGTATACGCCTAACGAAAAGTTTTTACTCTTAGAAATATACAGTTTATCAAAAGGCAGTAAAAAGCAATGTTATGCTAATAACAGACATTTTGCTGATTTTATCGGTGTAAAGGAAAATACGATTCAAAAGGCAATATTGAAGTTAGAGAAAAACGGACATATTAAACGTGAATATACATACAGAGAGGGGACAAAAGAAATTACTGGCAGAATAATAATACTTACTCAAAAATTCTATGACGATTTTATTAATGAATCGGAAGTAAAAGAAGAAAATGAGGGGGTGGATAAAAATCCACAGGGTAATGGAAATAAATCCACAGGGGGTAGTGGAGAAAAATCCATACATAAGTATAACAATTATGATTTAAGTGATAAATGTATAAGTAATACATCTAATGCTCTTTCAGAATCTAAAGATTCTTCAAGAGGAGATATATATGCTTTTTCAGCTGAAAAAGGCGGAAGCAAATCTGATGTGATTAAAAACCTTGCTGTTGAATTCGCTGATTGCGAGCCGTCAGATTGGCGAATAGAGGAGTTAAAGCATATTATTGATTATTTCCTTGAGCAATACAATAAAACTTTCAACATGAGCCATATACGCATTACAGAACAGGCTTTGACAAAGATAGTTATTAATTACTTTGAGCCAGTTGGTAATTATATGAGCGATAATTCTGCTTATGGATTTGATGATTACTACAAAGAGTTAATAGATTATTACTTACAGACAAAATACAAGATTAATGGCAAAGAAGTAACTAAGGGCTTGCAGCATTTCATGTCTGGAATGATAAGAGAAAACTTAGCACAAAAATATTTGAAATAAGGAGTGATTATTATGGCTATGGGCGTACACCCACTAAACAAAGATAAGTTTTATGAAGCAATTAACTTGTACATATCGGGGCAGGCTTCACAGGTAAAGGCGGCAAAAGTAGCAGGTTGTAGCAAACCAACATTTCTTAAATACGCTAACAAGATTTATGGCGGCGAGGAATTACCAGATAATTTATGGGGGAAGAATAATGATTAAGAGAATTGTTAATCGTTGGATAAGACACAAGACAAAGAATCTGACAGAAATACCGCTCTTTACGATGACATTTAATTACCGCAAGTATAAGACACAGGGCAAGAAAGATAGTTGCACAATGTATTGTCATCCAGATATTGCCAAAGATGAATTTGTGAAAAGCAAATTACAGGAAGTTGTTGACTATATCAGAGATAACTATGATTTAGACATTTTTACGAGGATTTGAGGTGTGCGCATGTGTGAATTTTGCAAAAACTGGCATGACAAAAATACAATTTGCGGAGCAGACATAAAAATTCATAAATGTGCGAATGAAACTGAATTGACAACTGCACAGATTGTGAAAAACACGAATGATAATAAACCGGGTGCTGTTATTTTTCAAGGTGGCATAACTAAAGGGTATTTTGAAATAAACTATTGCCCTATCTGTGGTAGAAAGTTGGTGAAAGAATAATGTTATATAAAATAGCACTATTTATCTATTGCTTTATTTTGATATTGGGCATACACAAGGCAAAAGATATAAAAAATATTTTAGAGAGAGGATTTATAAGTATTGTAATGATGATTGCAATACTTATAGTGACAATTGCACAATGAAACATCAAAAAGAATGGCACACTTGCGACAGGTGCGGAAAAGAAATGACATTTTATAATGAGAAATACGCTCGCTTTAAAACTGAAGAATTAGAACCTTTACACGAAAAAACTATATACACAGCAGAGGATTTAGCAAAACAAACACTCCCAATGGCTTTATGGAGAAACGGGCACAAATATGATTTATGTTTTAAGTGTAGGAGAGATTTTGAGAGGTTTATGAGGAATGAGTGATGCTTTTACGATTATGTTTTTAATTGTAATTATAGTAGCTGTGGCACTTATGATATCTATATGCATTACAGGAACAGTGTTTTTGCTTGAAGAAACAGGGATGCTTGATGTATTTAGAGAGATTATCAAAAAGGATAGGAAGTGATTTTATGAAAATATCAGAGATGAATAACTGCATTGAGAAAATGCGTGAGTGTTACAAGTTTGATGATGATAAAACGGAAATAAGACTTGGAGATATGATAAGTGGAAGTAACAGATATGTAACTGTCGGTACAAGGGATGAAAACGGGACACAGATTGAAATGACAAGATATGCAGATGAATTAGTGGAGAAAGTATATGAAAAAATCAAGAAGTAAAATCATAATCAAAACTAGAAAAGGCGGTTATACAAAAATATACGCTAATGGTAAATGGCAGAAAAAAGTTACAGACATTGATTTTCATGCAGACTGTAATAGAAAAGGTATACCGTACATAAATGTCAACTGCCGGTTTGAAAAGTATGTATGCGATAAGAGCGGAGTGCCAATAGTATCTAACGGTAATATGGTAAAAGAACGCTGTATTGCTAAAATTTAATATATGAAAGGAAAAGCAGAATGAAAAAATTATTTGTAAGTGTGCCAATGAAAGGTAGAACAGAGGAAGAAATCAAAGCAAGTATTCAGAAAATGAAAAAGATTGCTGAAATTTATGAGGGAGAAGAACTGGAACTGATTGACAGTTACATTGAGGATAATTCACCTAAAGACAGTAAAGAAGCTGTATGGTATTTAGGCGAAAGCCTTAAGAAGCTGGCGCAGGCTGATGTATTTATTGGAATAAACGATGCTTGGGATTGGAATGGATGCTACATTGAAATTGAAACGGCAAAAAGATATGGCATTAAAATATATATGATTCCGGCAAACTATGTAATTGACGATTATAATGCACTTGTGCAGAAATTACATCCGATTTGCAATGACGCAATGCCAACAATCTAACAATATATTTACCGGCTAACAAACGGAGTTAGTCGCTACCCTAAAACAATTATAGGCAGAGGTCTATAAGGCACTTCTGCTAAAAGGCGGAGGTGCTTTTCTTTATGGCTAGTCAGAGTCTTATTTCCACAGTTAATGGATATGAAAATTACATAAAGAGAAATGGAATTGATGAACAGGCAATTAATGCCTATGTAGACGCTTGCAGTGTAGCCATAAACGGCGAGAAAGATATTGAGTACGGACTACAACTTACAGAAAGGGCAAAAGAGCTTATAGAGCGTTTCTGCAAGGACAAGACAGGTGGAACGATATGGGATTTAGAGAAGTATGCGTTTGCAAATAAAACGGAATATGAGCTGATTAATTGGTTTTACGATATTTTACTGATTGAAGCACAACACAAGGTTGTTGACAGTTTTTTTAGATACATAGAAAAGAAACGTGAACCTAAAGAAAGATTCTATATGCCGAGAAGAAAACAGTTTATCAAAATAGGCTTAATAGAAGCATTACAAGGCATGATTGATGATAAATATGATATTTTATGTATTTCTCTCCCACCCGGAACAGGAAAAACCACAATCGAAAAGTTTTTCCATTCTGCGGTTATAGGTTGGTACTCAAACGGATATAACCTTTTTTATTCACACAGCGGAGACATTACACGAATGTATTATGATGGAGTATACGATATTGTCACAAACGCTGACGAGTATACATGGGGAGAAGTGTTCCCTGAACTTGAAGTAACAAGTACAAATGCAAAACTTGAACAGTTTAACGTAGGAAAATATAAGCCGTTTCAATCTGTACAATGTACATCCGTCGGCAGTAAAAATGCTGGTAAAGTCAGAGCTAATAAATTTCTGCTAGTTGATGATATGATAGGCGGCATTGAAGAAGCACTAAACCCAACCTATCTTGATAAATTGTGGGATAAATATGCAGTAGATGCACGACAAAGAAAGATACCGGACGAAGATGGAAACCCATGTAAAGAAATACATATTGCTACAAGGTGGAGCGTTAGAGACGTAATAGGACGTATTATACAAGCTTATGAGGGAAACAAACGAGTTAAAGTAATATCCGTGCCTGATGTAGATCCAGTAACAGGAGAAAGTAATTTTGACTTTGAATTTGGTGGCTATACAGTAAAGGATTTTGAAGATATTCAGCTACTTATGGATGAAATCTCATATCGCTGCCTGTATAAACAAGACCCTATAGAACGTGAGGGCTTATTATTCCCGGACGATAAAATCCGCAGATATCTCAATTTACCACACGGAAAGCCGGAAATTATCACAGCTCAATGCGATACAAAAGGAAAAGGTACAGATTATTTTGTACTGCCTGTATTGCAGAAGTACGGAGAAGATTACTACTGTGTTGATTGCGTATGCGATAACACAGCAGATTATGAAGAACAATACAGAAATGCCGCAGGTGTACTTGTAAATAACAAAGTACAAGAGTGTGAATTTGAACGTAACGCCGGTGGAGATAGGGTTGCAATGGAAGTTAACAAGCGTGTTGAGAGCGTAGGCTGGATATGTAATATTACAGATACACCTACAGAAACAAACAAAGAGGCAAGGATCTTTCAATGTTCTAACTGGATTTTGCAACACATTATTTTTAAAGACTCATCGCTTTACAAACCTAATGAACCATACGGAATAATGATGTCGCTTTTAAAACAATATTCAGTATCGGGTAAGAAACAGTTAGATGATGTTCCAGATGTTTTCTCAAACTTTGCACTAAGAATGACACAAGGTAATAGAACAGCTAAAGTTGAGGCTGCTATAAATCCATTTAGGAGGTATTAATCTATTATGACAACTAAGGACTATCTTAATCAGATAAGTTATTACAACAAGATAATTGATAATAAATTGATAGAAATAACACAGTATAAAGAATTATCATACAGCATATCAGCGGTTGTTAATGAAGAAAGAGTTATGTCATCATCAGATCCAGACAAAACAGGCTGCGGATATGTCAGACTTGAACAAATGGAAGAAAACCTTGATAAGCTTATAGATAAATACATTGATGTAAAAAACAAAATAATAGAGCAGATAGAGCAGATAAACAACGAAGATTATTACACAGTATTGTTTCTAAGATATGTCAGAAAGTTTACATTTGAAAAAATTGCAAATGAAACAGACTGGTGTTGGCGACAGGTACACAGGATACACGCTAAAGCATTACAAGCATTTGAAGACAAATATGGGAGTGAATATCTGTAAAAGATGTCATAGAATGTCACATTGCCGGCGTGGTATAGTATATCTGTAAGAAGTTACAAAGATGTTTTTCATAAACAAAACATTCCTTATCAAGAAGCACCGTTACTTAATTGTGGCGGTGCTTTTGTTATACAAAGAGGTAATATATGGAATTTTATATGAATAAAGATAAATCAATCATGTGTCCGAACTGCCATAAGTTTTTAACTAAGGCAGATAAGGAAGACCCGCACACACACAAGCTGGCTTGCAAACATTGCGGTAAATGGATTTGGTATGTGCCGAACGATGATGATAATTTTCAAATTAAAGAAATACCGGACAGCAGAAGTTCAAGCGGTATGACATTTTATTAGGAGCAAGATATGAACACAATGTATTTTCAAGACCTTGTTAGAGGTTTTTATGGTAGAAAAATTGCATATACGAATGTAGATACAATAACTGCTAACAATGTTGTTAAGGTTATTGGAAGTACAATTGGAATATTCAACTGGAATAAGTCTGTTATTAAGTATCTGTGGGATTATTACAAAGGCGACCAACCAATATTATATAGACACAAGCTAACTAACGAGGATATTACAAATAAGATTGTAGAAAACCACGCATATGAAATTGTTCAATTCAAGGTAGGACAGACATATGGCGAACCGATTCAGTTTATAAGTCGCAAAGATGATGAAACTATCAATAAAGCCGTTGATATACTTAATGACTTTATGGCAGATGCTAATAAACAAGAAAAAGACATCAAAGCTGGAGAATGGCAGTCGGCAACAGGAACATCCTTTAAGGCGGTTCAACCTAAAAATGGTGATGTGCCATTTAGAATTGTAGCACCTACACCAATGAATACTTATACTGTCTACAACGAAAGTACAGAAGAACCTATGCTTGTTGTGCAAGAACTTAAAGACGAGGATGGAAACTGGTATAAAATGGCATTTTCTGACACTATGTCATTCAGAATTATTGACAACAAAGTAGTTAAAACAAAACTACATACATATGGTGAAATCCCTATTGTTGAGTTTCCTAATAACCACGAAAGAATATCTGATATTGAGCTTGTTATAGGTATGTTGGATGCTATTAATAATATGCAGTCTAACAGAATGGATAGCATACAGCAGTTTGTTGAGTATTGGGTTAAGTTTGTAAATTGTGAAGTTGATGAAGAAACATTTGCAAAAATGAAAATGAACCACGCTCTTACAGTTAAGTCCATCAATAAAGACAATAAGTCAGATGTCGAGATTATGACACAAGAACTTAATCAGACGCAATGTCAAGTTGCTAAGGAAGATTTGTGGGATAACACATTATCTATATTGGCTATACCAAACAAACAGGGCAACACAGGCGGAGACACGCAAGGGGCGGTTGAGTTAAGAAACGGATGGGATTTCTCTAAGACAAGAGCAAAGCTAAAAGACCCTATTGTTAAATCATGTGAAAAGCGGCTGGCTATAGTGGCTCTTAACATTTTGAGACTTGCAGGGGAAGATTTAAAACTATCGGTTAGAGACTTTGATATACAGATAAATCACAGCCCACAAGATAATATGTACACCAAGGCACAGACGCTTACAGTGTTGCTTCAAAGCGGCATACACCCACTTATAGCAATTAAGACGGTTGGCTTATGGGGAGATGCAGAAAAGACATTCCTTCTATCAAAACCATATCTCGACAATATATACAAGACTATTGATGATGTGGAAGCACAAGAACAAAAAGCACAAAAAATAATTAAAAACCTTGCAGACAATGGAGGTACTAGCAATGAAATATGATTATACAGTAACCCAGGATGGCATAACCTATAATGCCGGCGAAGAAGTCCCAGATATGGGGAGTATAACAGCTATTACATCAAATGGAAATTACAGAGAATACAATGCCCTATCTAAAGACTATGACAAGTTGCCACACTACGTCTCTTTCGGTAGCAGTTGTTACATGATTGATATATCGGAATTATATAAGTACGATGCCATTAACCATGTTTGGATTAAACAATAAGGAGGGCATAATGAGAACTGACGAAGTTTTTGCCAATCTTAAAAAAAGAATTGAACAAGGTGGTGTAACTGACGAAACAATTAAGAAGATTGTAGAACAGTATCTTGAAAAAAATCCTGTTCAGGTTATAACTGATAATACCCTTTCGGTTGCCGGCACACCGGCTGATGCACTAGCAACAGGAACTGCTATTGATTCATTAAAGGAAGATTTAGATAAAATAGCTCCTGCTATAGGAACACATGCTGTAAGTGAAATCGAAGATATCACACAAGGAACAACCTATCAGAATAGGACAATGATTGAAAATATTAAAATTCCACATGGGACAAAACTTTATGTGAAAATTACGGCGGATGGCATCAAGACGGCATCACTAACAGCAAATAGTTCTGAATCAAGAGTTGGGAAAATTATATGTTCGATCAATAAATTTAATGAGTGGGTGGAAATTACCCTTGAGTCACGATATTTTGTTGAAGAATATGATCCCTACGCAATAGCTTTAGGGCTTAATATATCTGGAGCGAATGTTGTATCAAGCGGAACAATAAATTTAGAAATCGTGTATGGAGCACTTAAAGAACTCGAGGATATAAAGAAAAATGTAGATATTTTGTCGCCAAAAGTTTCTGAATTAGAAAAATATATTAAAACAATATCAAGCACTGAAACAAAATCACAGGTCGGTACGACGGGAGTCTGCTTTAAAGGCATTGAATTCCCAGTGAAAGCAGGTGAAACGTATGGAGTTAGTGTATCAATTGACTCTGAAGACATAAAAGGGTATATAATTTTGATGTCCAGTAATAAACCTTCTGTCTCCAGTGGAGATAAAATTGAGCAATTTTCAAGCGCACTATCATCCGGGGATTATATAGAGATTACTCCAACTCTTGACGCACCATATCTTAATATTACCTTCCAAGCTACACAAGGAACAGCGACTATTACTGTATATCAATATATTACGCTTGATATAAAAAACTTGAAAAACAGAATAGAGAATTCCGAAACAAGGTTAAATGACGCGGAAATCATAGATGCTAATTATGCTGAAATTAATATGATTCCCGAATATTATACTCAGCAAATAAATGAAAAACTTGATAGAATACATGAGTTAGAAAGGAAAACTGCTTATGGTGGCGAAGAGTATATTTTCATTACTGATACACATATTCTTGATAATAACAGGAAATCACCAGGATTATTAAAATTTTTGCTTGAAAATACCAATTCAAATCGTGTCCTTTTTGGCGGTGACATGATTAAAAATTATGGCACACAAGATGAAATGTATAAGCAGGCATATACATGGAATAATTTATGGGGAAAAGCGGTTGTTGGCTATGAAGGACTATACAATTGTAGAGGCAATCACGATGTTACTCGGCGAACCAGTGGAACAGATAATACAGGTTATACTGTGGCAAATAGTGGTGTGTATGCCATGATGCTACGAAAAAATGCATTAAATATTAGCCAGGATCTAAGTTCGGAAAATCCATTATATTACTATTTTGAAAATAAAAAACAGAAAATCAGATATATCGTGCTAGATAGTACAGAACGCGGGCCTCAAAAAACAGATGTTGAATTACCTTGGCATAATGGAGTTGGCATATCTCCAACACAATTAAATTGGTTAATTGCTAAGGTTAAGGAGCTGAATGATGATTGGTCTGTCATTATCATGTCGCACATAGGCATGACAAAAAATGTATTAACTGCGAATTATGATCCAGCAATCTATTATGAGCCAGTGCTCGGTGTGATAGAAGCAATGGCACAAAAAAAGTCTTACTCATTCTCTGGAAAGGTCAGTGGACTGAGTGTGTATAACTATGAAATTAACGAAGACTTTTCAAGCCTTAAAGCAAATGTGTTATATATCCGTAATGGACATGATCATAGAGATAATTATGATTTTACTGGCGTTTGGGAAATAGGTAGTATTGCGGATGCTGCCTATCCTTATGATGATAGTTTTCTTGGCGGAAAACATGCGAGAACAGCTGGAACTGTTGAGGAACAGGCTCTTGATGTTGATATAGTAGATATTGAGGATGGAATGCTTTATTGTAACAGAATAGGTAGTGGTTACGATAGAACGTTTCATCTTGAAAAAATGCAAATTTCAACGTCCGTTGTTTTAATACCTACTATTTCTACAAACAATTTCGCATGGAAATCGTTGAATGAAAATGTCGTTACAGTTAATGATGGCGTATTGTCACCAATTTCAAACGGTTACACGGCTATTGAAGCGATGGATAATAGTACTGGAGAAAAAGAAATGTGGGCTATTGAAGTAGTAATTAATTAAATGAGGACTATAATTAATTAATCACACTACCCGCTCTAAACCACGGAGCGGGTATTTTTATGCTTAAAATTTCTATAATTCAATAACTGATATTAAATGAGCAACTACATCTTAATCGGTGTGGCTGCTCATTTTTTATACATTTTGCAGCTATGCGGTAAATAGCAGAAGACACAGCAGGAGCGACCTGCGGTAACAAAAGCGTGTGTTTAACGGAGGTAATTATGACAAGAGAAGATGTATTAAAACTTTTTCCAGAAGCAACAGATGAACAGATTACAAATCTTCTTAATCAGAACAATTCAGAAGTTGCTACGGAGAAAAATAAGGCGAAGCAGTACAAGGCTAAAGCCGACAAAGCTGACGAGTTACAGACACAGCTTGATGAAATTGAAGCAGGAAATCTTACAGAAGTTGAAAAAGTAAATAAAGATTTAGAAGCGGCTAATGATTTGATTGCAAAGCTACAGAAAGATAATGCGGTCAGAGACCAAAGGGAAGCAGCTATGACTAATTTTAAGATTACTGCTGAACAGGCAAAGACAGTTGTTAAAGATGATGGAAGCCTTGATTACACCGAGCTTGGCAAGATTATGTCCGACAAAGAAACAGCTGCGGCACAGGCTAAGGAACAGGAGATTGCTAAACATCAGGATGTTCCAGGCGGCGGCAGTAATAAAGGCGGTGCAGACAATAAGACAAATGCGGAAAAAATAGCAGAAAGCCTTATATCTAATGCACCTAAGAACAATGACGTTTTATCACATTACATTCAGTAATAGCAGGAGGTAAGAAATGGCAAAGGAAATGAATATGCAGTATGAAAAGACTTCATACGCAGGAGATGTTCAGATTTTAAAGAGAGAGCCTAACGAAGCAATCCCATTAACACTTGATTTTGATGGCGTAACAACTAAAAACGCACAGGGCAAGAAGATTGTCAAGGCCGGTACTCCAATCGGAGCAAATGGCAAAGCCGACAATACAGCCACAGTAGTGGGTATCTTAAGGTTTGATGTAACAGAGGACAGACCACAGGGCGTACTGCTCAAGAAAGCATATCTTAACACAAAGGTAGCAGAAGCACATTCTGATGTTACATACGAGACAGCAGTTAAGACAGCTCTTCCAATGATTGTATTTGAATAATAACAGGAGGTAAACAGATGTTAATTAATGAAGTAGTAGATAGTAAGTCTATTGCATTATCGGCAACAGAAAACGCTAGTAATCAGATACCTTATCTTGGTTTACAGTGGTTTCCTGAAAGAAAGAAACAGGGGCTTGATTTAAGCTGGATTAAGACACATAAAGGACTTCCAGTTTCACTTGCACCATCTAACTTTGACACAATCCCAACTCTTAGAGCTAGAGAGGGATTAAGCAAGGAAAAAACGCAGATGGCATTCTTCCGCGAAGGAATGACAGTAGGTGAAGAGGAGATGCTTGAAATCGAGCGTATTCAGTCAGCGGACGACCCTTACCTTGCGAGTGCTTTATCAAGCGTATATGACGATACTAACAATCTTGTAAGCGGTGCGGAGGTTGTACCAGAACGTATGAGAATGTCACTTCTTGCTACAAGCGCGGGTCATCCGGTAATTGCTATTGAAAGTGATGGTGTTCAGTATGCTTACGATTACGATAAGGATGGCTCATACACAAAAGACCATTACGCAAAGTTATCTGGCACAAGTATGTGGAGCGATACAGCTAATTCAAAGCCACTTACAGACCTTAACAATGCAAGAAAGAAGTTGCAGAAGCAGGGCAAGATTGCCAGATATGTACTTATGAACAGCAATACATTCCAGTATTTGCTTGATAATGCACAGATAAGAAACTCAATCCTTGCACAGAACCTTACGGCAACTATTGAGGTTGACGATGATACTGTTATTTCGGTAGTGCAGAAGAGAACAAAGCTCACTATCGTGCTTTATGATAAGATGTACATTGACGATGATGGCAAGGAACAGTACTTCTACCCAGATAACAAGGTTACACTTCTTCCAGAAGGTAGTCTTGGTAATACTTGGTTCGGAACTACACCGGAAGAAAGAACAGCAAGACAGGTAGCTGATGTAGATGTAACAGTATATGGTGTAGGTATTACAGTCGCTACAAAGACAGAGTACGGACCACCTATGAAGATGTCAACATTTGCTTCCGAAGTTGTACTTCCATCATATGAAAATATGGATAGCACATTCGTATATGAGGTTCATAGCGAAGAGTAGGGGGTGCAACTATGAAATATCCATATATAGTAGTTCATAATGGCAAATGGTATAACGCAGGCGAAGAAGTTCCAGAAAATAACAATTCTGGGGCTTCTTTTGATTATAGTAAGACAACTATTAATCGCATGTCTACATCTGATTTGCAGGCTTTTGCCACAGAACAAGGTATAGATAACGCAGAAGAGCTTACAGGAGCGGAGTTAAAGAAGCTGTTAATTGAGAAATTAGGATTATAGGAGCTAAATTATGGAATACACCACATTAGAGCAAGTTAAAATCAGACTTAAACAATTTCATATTGATACAGTCACAAATGATGATGAAACAACATCTGATGTGGTAGTGTTCGATAACAAAGAAGATAATCCGATAATCGAGCAACTCATTAAACAGGCTACAGAAGATGTAAAAGCAAGAAGAAATTACCCTGACAGCTACACGGATGAAATGATAACCGAGGACTTAAAAAAATTTAAGAGTGTTATCGTTAATTTAGCTGTCTATGACCATTCACAGGCAGGTGAAGCATTTATGGCAAGCTACAATGAAAATGGTGTCAACAGAACTTGGAGAGATAGAGACAGCTTATTTGTTGGGGTATTTCCATTTGCCAAAGTATTATAACGCCTATAGGGCATTACAGAATATTAAAGAAGATTGTGCGTTACCATTTTGCTGATGTTGGCAATATGGTAGCAGGCGGCACACATTAAGGGTGGTGGGCGGTGTGCCTATTAATTTTGCAGGAGATATAAAATGAAAGAATTTTTATTACAAACTTATACCGTAGTATTACCGATATTGCTTGGTTATATAGTTTGGCTTCTGAAGCAACAGAAAAAAGACAAAGACGCCAATAGCAAAGGTACAATGTTGCTTTTGCGAGTACAGCTTATCGAATATCACGATAAGTATATGAAAATAGGTGAAATTCCATCTTACGCTTATGACAATTTCGTTGAGATGTATAACGCATATCATGCTTTAGGCGGTAATGGGATGGTAACTAAGATGTATAACGAAATACAGGAAATTCACTTAAAGAATGGAGGTAAAGATTAAAATGGATATAACATCAGTAACAACAGTAGTTGCAATTGTTGTAATTACATATCTGATAGGCTTAGGAGCTAAGGCAATTCCACACATTAAGGATAATTACATTCCTATAATTGTAGGTGTTGCAGGTGGCATTTTAGGCGTTGTGGGTATGTATGTAATACCGGAATTTCCGGCAAATGACATTCTTAATGCGATAGCAGTAGGAATTGTGTCCGGATTATCAAGCACAGGTGTTAATCAGATTTATAAGCAGGTAAAGAACAATGCTTGACATTAATAAGCAGGCTATGAAGTATTCACTTCAAGGACAGACGGTAACTATCTATGAAAGAGATGAAGACGGCAATATCCTTTATGAAGGATATACCGACACAGAGGGCAATTTTATTCCATATCTTGACGATGATGGAAACAAGATACCTAAAGTTCTTGAAGAAAAGACAGGCTTTTCAGAGCCAGTTGATTTCAAAGCTAATATATCGTTCAGCGGTGGAGAGGCACAGAGCAAGGAATATGGCTTTGATACCGCTGATTTTGACGCCATTTTGCTAACAGATAGGAATATGTTACCTATCCAAAAGGGCGACCTTATATGGCTTGATAGCAAGCCTACATACACATCTGACGGACTTGTTGATGAAACATCAGCAGACTTCACGATTGTAGGCATTAAGCCGGCGTTATATTCAACTAAGTATATGCTTAAAGCAACTGTAAAGTAGGTGTAATATGGCAAGACATACAATTAATGTATCACTATCGGAAAAGTCTATAAATAAGGCTATAGAGCAGCTGAAACGATACGAAAACAGTTTAAACCGAAAATGCAAATTACTTGTTGAGCGATTAGCGGAATTAGGCGACAAAGCGGCAATTATGAGTGTTAATGAAAGTCCATTAGGTAGGACAGTAACATTGAGAGTTGACAGAAAGCCTATTCAAGATGGCTACCAGGCTATTTTAATTGCTACCGGCAAAACTGTTGAGGTAGAAGATAGAGAGCCATTTTACACACTGTTAGCGATTGAATTTGGTGCTGGTATTTATTACAACAACGGCAACGAGAACCCAAAGGCTAATGATTTCGGCTTGGGTGTAGGAACATATCCAGGACAAATCCACGCATTCAGCGACGGTTGGTACTACTTAGGCAATGATAATCAATGGCACTACACGCACGGCGTTAAAGCCACAATGCCTATGTACAACGCTACAATAGAGATTATTAATCAGTATAAGCAGATAGCAAGAGAGGTGTTTAGTTAATGGCAAATGCAAACGATTGGGCGATAGACCTTGAAAATACAGTCACAGCACTTGTCAAGGCTAAAACCCTAACACAGCTTAAAAAAATATATCCAAAGATAGTCATAACCAACGAGGGGGAAAACAGCGGTCAAGCAATATTCCCGACAGTATACATTCATTTACTGCCAGCGGTTGAACAAGGGCAAACGCTTGACGGACAGACAATTAATGCATTGTTAGCGACATTTCAAGTAGATGTTACCACTAACACAAGCAAATCCGATTGTCGAAAGGTTATGGCAGTAATTACAGACGCATTTAAGACAATGAGATTTCAAGGCAATGCAATGCCAGGGTTCTCAATCAGTAATAAAGTACATAAGAGTACCGCTAGATTCAGACGAATGATAGCGGCAAATGACAGATTAATGTAACAAAGAGCAGAAATGCTCTTATTTTTTTGCAAATTTTTAGGAGGTAGACAAGGCAATGGCAAGTACAAGTTATAAAGCTAGAGTTATCTACAAGGAGCATAGCGAAGATGGTTTTGCAGGCTCATATAAGTTAATGGTTGCGGCTAAGTCAATTTCAGCACCAGTATCAGCACCTAACACAGTTGAAAGCACAACATTTGAAGATGATTCACAGACATTCTTAATGGGTATCAAAACATCTGACGCTAAGACTTACACAGGAAATCTTGAAAAGGCTTATTTACAGGACTTAATCAAGGCAGAGGGCAAGCAGTTAGATATTATTCAGTTATATGGCTCTGACGGATTAGGTGCGGTTGCTAAGTACGCATTTGTCGGACAGGTAACAGCGACACCTAATGATGTTTCTGGTACTAATTCAGTACTTGAAATGACAGTAACAGCAGTTCCTAACACTTCACCTATCGAATGTACAGACAAGCTTCAAGTTGTCGAAGGTGCTGGTGGCACATTCACAGTAACAAAGGTGGGGGAATGATAAGCCAATCGACTAAATCAAAGGCTGTGTCGATTGGTGGCACAAACGCCAAAACAGCCGACTACACATCATATCTTGATGATGTAACAGAATAATTATTTTAAAAGGTAGGTGCGGTGTAAAATCCGCACCTTTCCCTATATGGACGATAGGGTGGGAAAGGGTAAAAATTATGATGAATATTAATGTAAACGGAAAAGAATACAAAGTTGAGTTCTCTTTTGGTGCGGCAGAGTGCAAAGAGATAGTACAGAAAATGTTTTCTGTTGTTAACGGTTCTTACTTACTTGCACAGACAGATAAAAGTGTTGCACAGGCTTCTTTTGACGGCTTGGCAAATATGACAGCAGATGTGCCAGAGATTTGCATTACCGCCATTTATGCAGGCTGTATTGACAATAACCCAGTAACTATGGATGAAGCAAAGGAACTCACTAGGGCATATATTACAGAGAAAAGAAAGACAGATAAGAGTTACGGATATAGAACGTTGTTTGAAGAAATCAAGAAAGCGATGGAAGATGATGGTTTTTTCGAGCTGTCAGGGATAACAACGATGTTAGAGGAAATGGCGAACAATGTGGAAGAAGCGACACAGGAACAGAAGAAGCCGACAGTAGTTCCACAGGACCACAAGAAAAAGCAGACTTCCACAAAATAATCTGGGAAGAATACTTTGTCTTAGCCAGTTCACTAGGCGTTAGTTATTCAGACTTTCTAAGAATGACACCTACAAAATTATTACTATACGCAAAAGGCAAAAAGATTGATAGACAAAATCGAGATGCAGAAATGTATAACTGGTTTTTTGTCTATGCAATACCGGCTATTTCTTGCGGCATTGGTGCGGCATTTAGTAAAGATACACACATTGAATATCCGAAGCAGGCTATTTTATCAGAAAAAACGGAAGAAAGCGAAGAAGATACCTACGATAAAGAGTTACAGCGAATGTTACTCAATGAACAGAAATGGGCGGCACGAGCTGAAAAGAGAGGACTACCGCCAACAATCCTATAAAGGGGGTTAAAGCGTGGAATTAGATTCATTAGAAGTCAAAATTACCGGTACTGCCACGAAAGCTATCAATTCCGTCGATAAACTGATAAATCAGCTTACAAGGCTGTCAACATCACTTGCAACTGTGAATGGCTCTTCACTAAGTAGCCTTGCGAGTGGTGTTAGCCAGTTAGGTTCTGCTATGCAGAATATGAACGCAGGAACAGCAGATTTTACAAGGCTTGCTAAGAACATCACAAAGATAGGTTCTGTTGATTCAGTTGCACTAACTAACACAGCTACATCACTTCAAGCTGTCACAAAGGCAGTTGCAAGCATATCAGCTATACCACAGAATGCAACACAGGTCACAGAATTTGCAAAGTCACTTGGTAAGCTAGGCAGTAAAAGTATAGAAAACGCCGTTGTAAACATTCCGAAGCTAGGCAATGCTTTAAATGGCTTAATGACGACGCTATCAAGAGCACCAACAGTAAGTCAGAATGTTATTCAAATGACTAACGCATTGGCTAATCTTGCTAGTCAAGGTAGCAAGGTGGGGACTTCTTCAAACTCACTTCAAAAGTCGCTGTATGGCGTTTCTACGAGTGCTAGGACAGCAACTAGAAGTAGTTGGAACTTGGCAAGTGCAATAGGTAAGTTTTATGCCACCTATTTTATGGTAATTCGTGGCAGTAAGAAACTTATAGAAGCAATCAAGTCAACGACAGATTACATTGAAGCATTCAACTATCAAGCGGTAGCGTTTGGCAAAATTGGTTCAGAGTGGGATAAAGATTACGAAAAGTACGGATATGATAACGCAACAGCATATGCAGAGAGCTTCCAAGGTAGAGTAAATGATACTCTTGGAAAACTATCTGGTTTAAAAGTTAATGTTCAAGGCGGTTTGCTTGAAGAAAGCGGAGCAAAGAACTTAGGACTTAATATACAAGAGATAACGCAGTACGCTTCACAGTTAGCTTCTGTCACTAACTCATTAGGGCAGACAGGCGAAGCGACAACAGCAATAACAAAGTCAATGACAATGCTTGCAGGCGATATAAGCTCACTTTTTAATGTGGACTATTCAACAGTAGCACAGAATTTACAAAGCGGCTTAATCGGTCAATCAAGGGCATTGTATAAATATGGTATTGATATTACTAACGCTACATTAGCGACATATGCTTATAACTTAGGCATTTCCAAGTCTGTATCAGAAATGACACAGATGGAAAAACAGCAGTTAAGAGTGTTGGCTATACTAGACCAATCAAAAGTATCGTGGGGCGATTTAGCCAACACGATTAACAGCCCATCAAATATGTTACGCCAGTTCAGTAACAATATGAAAGAGGTAGGAATGGTAGCAGGACAGCTATTTATCCCGATTCTTTCAAAGGTTATGCCAATAGTAAACGGAGTAACTATTGCAATCAAAAGATTATTAGTCAACCTTGCTTCTTTAATGGGCGTTAAGATTGATTTTGAGAGTTTTGGACAAAGTGGCTATAAAGACACATCAGACGGCTTAGAAGATATTTCAGATGGCTACCAAGATGTGGCTGATTCAGCTAAGAAAGCTACATTATCCCTTATGGGATTTGATGAAATAAATAAATTACAGGACGATACAAGCTCAAGCAAAGGCTCAAGCGGTGGTGGCGGTAGCTCTATTGATTTGACAGATGATATCGCTAAGGCGGCGGCTGACTATGAAGCGGCATGGAATAAAGCATTTGCCAATATGGAAAATTCCGCTGTTGCTTGGGCTGATAAGATAGAGAAAGCACTCGAACCTGTTAGGAAGATATTCAAAGATTTTGCAATCGGGGATTTCTATGCAGCAGGACAAGATACATCTAACCTTGTGGCAGGAATACTTAACTGGTTTGCAGATGCCATTGATAAAGTTCCTTGGTTTACAATTGGTCAAAAGATGGGTGATTTCCTTGCAGGAATTGATTGGACTAAGGTATTTAATGCAGCAGGAAAAGTTATTGTACAAGGTTTAAAAGGCGCTATTGAGTTATACTTAGGTTTATTATCTAAAGCACCAATAGAAACACTAATTATATCGCTCGTAGCAGTTCCTAAAGTGCTTAAGGCGATAGGCGCTTCAAGCGTAATAGCAAGCCTTACTAAAACATATAACAAGCTAAACTCATTAAGTATAATGGCAGAAGATACAGCCAGAGCAATGAAAGCAGCAAAAAACGGCAGCGCGGCGGCGGCCTCAGCATTAACATTTATGCACCCTAAAATTGCCCAGGCAACATTGGACTTCCAAGATTTTAGGAAAATTGTTAAAGATAAAGGGGCGTTTAATGTATTCAATAACGGAATAACTAAAGTTAGAAATAATATGTCATTGTTCCAAAAAGCATTACTTGGCGGAGTATCAGCTTTTGGAGAATTTAAACTTATCGAGAGTGGTTTTACCGATATAGCTAAAGGAAGCGACAACCTTGTTGCTTCAATTGCTAAAATAGCAAGTGGTGCAGCTATCGGTGCAGCAGGATTATACACAGCTTTTGGACCGGCAGGCTTGGCTATGGCAGCAATAGTTGGTGTAACAGGTGCAATCAAAGGATTTATTAAAATCCAAGACGAAATTCCAGATTATTTATCTGGATATGGAGTTATTAGAGAAGAGGTTGGCAAAACCACAAGTGAAATACAACAATCAATTGCTTCAATAGAAGATTCATGGAAAAATAATACAACAGCTGATGAAATCGAAGCTCTTAAAACAAAATACTTTGAACTAGCAAATCAAACAGGCTTAACAACTGAACAGCAGAAATTACTCAAGGATATTGCACAGGAATTAGTTGAAAAAGTACCGGAATTAAGCGGAGTTATTGACACGGAAACTGGTGCATACAAGGGAACTAGAGAAGAAATTGAAAAACTGATTGACAAAAAGCAGGAAGAGTACCGCTTGGAAGCGTTAAGGGAAGATTATATTCAATTGATTAAAGATGAATATAAAGAGAAGAAGGAATTAAAGAAAATGGAAGATGCTCTCAACGACAGCAAAGAGAAGTTGAGACAGAAACAAGAGGAACTTAATAAGCTGACATATAACGGTGCTTTACAGGTTGTCGAAATGACGCCAGATGAAGCTACAGCTTATGCGAGCGTAACAAGAGAAATTGAACAACTCAACAAAGAAGTTGAAGCCAATCAAGATAAGGTTAATGAAGCTAAGGGAACAGTTCAGCAAGCTACGGATGATATGCAGTTTTGTTGGAATGAATTAAAAAATACCGCTGTTGGAACTTCGCAAGATACGCAGCAGGCTATCACAAATGCGTATGAACAAGCTAAAAACGAAGTACAATCAAAACTTGGTATTATTGATTCTGACACAAGCAGTACTTTTTCAAAGTTTGGAAACATAGGCGCAAATGCAGGATCTGATTTAAGCAGTAGATTTAGCAGCAACATCAGCGATATACCATACGCAGCGCAAAGGGCATACCAGAATATTATTGACAGGGTTGATGCTGGCGGAATAGGTGAAGAAACAGGAACAGAACTTATGAACGCATTAGCCGATACAATAGACAGTAACTCTTGGAGAATCAAAAATAGTTTATCAAGCAGTTTTGCTTCTAATTTTAGTGGAGATGTTTTTGATAATAGCGGAAATTTATCAAGTAGCGCTTTTCATATTAGAATAACTCCTAAATCGTATGCAGTGGGTGGATTCCCAGATGGAGAAGATGGATTGTTCTATGCAAATCATAATGAGCTTGTCGGAAAATTTAGTAATGGTAAGACAGCGGTTGCAAACAACGAGCAGATAACAGACGGCATTAAGCAAGCTGTTATTGAGGGCATGTCAGAAGTATTTGCTAATGCAAATATAGGTCAGCAGAACGGAAACGTTGTTGTACAGATTGACGGACAGGAAGTGTTCAGAACAACACAGAGATATGCCAATCAGTATACAGCTATGACAGGACAGCCAGCATTTAATATTTAATAAATAAAAAGGGGCTGTCAGCCCGACAACTGACAGCCAAAAGTTACAATACCACTTAAACAAGCAGTACAAATATTATATAACACTAATTGAATTAACGCAATAGAAATATTAAGGAATGTATCAGAAATGGTGCATTCCTTTTTTAATGCCTTGAAAGGGGTGGTTTGATTGATTGACGCAGTTGTGATTGAGGGAGTTAGGTTCCCAGTGGCATATAACGGCTACACATACAGTAGGAATAAGATATGGTCTAAGAATACAGGAAGAAATGATTACGGCGAAATGGTAGGCACGATTGTAGCACTCAAAGACAAGATTGAACTGCAATTACCGCCGCTAACAGGTGAGCAGGCACTGTTGCTTGATAATGTAGTAAGCGACGTAGATAACCCATTCCCAACGGCACAAGTCCTATTTTTAGGAGGTACGCAAAAAGAAATGACAATCTACACAGGAGATGTGACATATCCGTATCTCACAAGGGCGAAGAATGAGGACGGACTAATAGTCGGAGCAAAATTAAGTTTAATTCAGAAATAAAGGAGAGTTCCACATGAAACTTAAAACAAGTGAGTTAATAGACAGATTTCAGAGCTTAAGTAACATATCGCACGACAAGACTACAGGCAGAATTGCTATGGCTGTTATGTGCAATATTAAGGCGCTAGAAGAGCTGTACAAGGCAACATTACAGACCATAGAAGATACTAAGGTCAAGTATGCAGATAAGGACGATAGCGGCAATCCAGTTATCAACGATAATCAGTATCAGGTTACATCAGAGAACTTAAAGAAGTTACAGGAAGAAATGCGGGAAATCAATGAGCAGGAGATTGAAGTACCTGACATGACAATGCTTCCTATGGACGCATTCGATAAATGCGAAGAAATTACACCAGCTAAATTATACTCAATTGAGTTTATGATAAGCCATTAATTAATCAATAAAGGCGGTGTAGAATGAAGATATTAGACACAGCTATGACGGAAATTGTTAAGGGAAATAGTGCAAGATACTATTCTAAGTACGCTGTTGAAGGAAAAGAATATATCGAAGCACTCAACAATTTCAAGTTTCTAAACATGATAAATCCCAATAATGAAATTACGATAGGTAACACTTGCAGTAGCGGTGTTACCTTTTCTATTTATATGCCAACAATAGGTCTTGAAAATAAGGAGATTACCATATTCGAGGGCGTTAAGGTTGGTACAGAAATTAAGTATATTAAATTGGGAATATTTACAGTTACTAAACAGACAAGTGATGGAGAGTATACAAGCTATGAAGCGTACGACAGAATGTACAAGGCTGACATGCCTTACTTCTCGGATATGGCATTTCCTAGCACAGATAAAGCTATTCTTAATGAGATATGTGGCAAGTTAGGTATATATTTAGCAACAAATATAGTCACAGCACATACTATCAGCGACAAACCACAAGGATATACCTATAGAGAAATTATCGGTTATATGGCTATGTTGCAAGGCTGTAACGCGGTAATTAATTCTGACGGCAACCTTGAATTAAGGTGGTATAAGGATAGTGGTTATGTACTTGACGGACATAAGTATTATCAGCAAGGCGTTACATTTACAACAAGCAAGGATTTTATCTTGCAGAAATTAACTTGTAACAATACCAAGAGTGGTTCCACAGAACAAAGCGAGATAACAGTTGGTGACGGAGCAACAGGATTAACATTCACCAATCCATTTATGACGCAGGCAATTCTTGATGAAGTCTATAAAAAGATAGGCGGTTTTACATTCAGACCGCTTACAGTTAAGTTTGTTGGTGATTACCGGCTAGAAGTCGGCGACATTATAACTGTCAGCAAGGGTGACGTTGATTACAAAGTGCCTATAATGCAGATTACGCACGAATGCGACGGCGGCTTGATGGATACAGTTACATCTATTGGACAATCTGACACAGAGAATACAAGTGCTGCTTCTGGTCCTATTACTAAGCAGATGGAGCGGTACTATGCCGACTTGATAACTGTTAATAAGGCACTAATTAATAAATTGGATGTGGGTACAGCCAAGATTACCTACGCAACAATTGATTTTGCAAATGTCAAAAAGCAGGTTGTTGACACATCTCTGATAAGAGATGGTGCAGTAACAAACGAAAAGGTGCAAAGTCTTTCAGCAAACAAGCTGACAGCCGGTACTATTGACGCAAGCAAGATTACAGTTACTAATCTTAATGCCGATAATATTACAGTAGGCACAATTAATGGAAAACGCATAGGAACAGGTTCTTTGTCTCTGGATAAATTAGCCGAAAAAGTACCAACAAAAGAATATTTAGATAAAGTGCAGGAAGATTTACAGGGGCAAATCGACGGAAATATTGAGACATTCACTAAAACAGAAATACCTACACTTAATAATGAACCGGCTGTTAATTGGTCAGACGATGCCACGAGAAAGAAGCATATAGGTGATATCTGTTATGTGGTCAATCCGGCTTCAAGTGCAGATGGATATTCATACAGATTTGCTGATACAGGTACATTAGAAGCACCTAACTATGAGTGGGTATTAATTAAGGATAGCGATGTTACTAAGGCATTACAGGACATCATTAACATTAATGGCGAGATTACCGGTATTAAGAAGTTTGATGTTGAAATCAGTTCATGGAAAACTGATACAGACAGTGAATTATCAAGCCTTAAAACACGAACAACTACTCTTGAAACTGACATGGGTAACAAGGTTGATACTAAGACATTTAACGAGGTTAAGCAAGCGGTTGATGGGAACAGTTCAACAATAACTAAATTGACAAAAACATTAAACGACAAGGCCGATGGAAGCACAGTTGAAGCATTGACAAATACTGTTAATACAATCAAACAGACCGCTGATTCTAACAGCTTGTCAATATCTGGTTTATATACAGAACAGGGAAAGTTATCAGATACAATTGACGAAGTTAATACAAAAGCTAGTGATGCTCAAGATTGGTGCCAGAATATAGAGGACAACTTGTCTGAAAACTACACCAAAACAACCTTTATGAATAATGCCATTACGCAAGCAGTAACAGCTGAAAGCAACAGCATTAGAGCTGATGTGTCAGCAACATATGCAACCAAAGACAGCCTAAAAGACTATGCTACGTCAGCAAGTTTAGAGTTATACATCAAAAAAGACCCAACTACTGGCGAACTGAAATCTGCTATTGAAGCGATTGCGGATACCATCAACATCACAGCTAGAGGCGGCTTAAATATTTCTGGCGATAGATTCACACTCGCATCAACCAATACAACTATTACAGCAGATGGAACAATAACCTCGAAAGGAACGGGCGTGGGCTCAGACGGAAATGAATACTCGATGGCGGCAACTATGCGAGGCGGAGAGCTTAAAGTATGGAATAATACATCTAATAATGGAGTAAGGATTCAGGGCCACGCTTTATTAGGCTATGACGATGACGGAACTAATACAATTAAAGTAGTATACACTCCAAGCGATGAAGACGACATGACTACTGGTTTTTGGCTGTATTCAAATTTAGGACAAGAAGCCAGTATAACAAGAAAGCAAATATGGCTACAAGGGAATAATAGCGATGGAAGTATATATGGTTATTGCAACATAGGCAAAGGGTATGTGCGCATAGATTCTTCTGGGAAGACATATTATACTGACTGCGAATTGTCTGTAATGGGTACGGCTAAAATTAATAACTTAAACATAAATGGAAGTACGAAATTTACAAGTGATTTATCTGCAATTCAAATATGGAACCAATACTTTGGTTATTGTCAGCCAGTTACAGCTTCAACCAACAGAGTTACGCTTACTTGGACAGATTCAGAATTAGAAGTATGGGTAGATAATACATTAGTAGGAACATTGTTTGGCTAACGGAAAGGAGCAAAAATGTTAAGAACAGTTAAAACAATATCGATTAATGGAACATCGATAATTAATAACATGGTTGCAATGGCAATGTATGCAAACATTCCAGAAACCGGTCCGGCAATAATTGGACAGACAATTACAGATAATCAGTTGTATGTTGCAAATAAGTCGGAGTGTGATAGTGATTATGATAACTTTAAGACAGAGGTTAATAAACTACTCGCAAAAGTACAGTGATTAATATTTATTTTAGAAAGCATGGGTTAATTCCCATGCTTTTATTTTTTAGGAGGTAATTTATGAGTAAATTATTCGGAATTGACACATCAAGATGGCAAGGAGATTTTGACTTTAAAGGTGCAAAGGATAATGAGGGTGTAGACTTTGCTATTATCAAGGCAGGCGGTGCTGATGATGGCTTATATGAAGATAGAGAGTTTGAGAACAGTTACAATAAGCTGGAAAGTGCAGGAATCCACAAGGGAGCATATTTCTTCGGCAACGCATTAAGTGCTGATGAAGCTGTAAATGAAGCCAGATACTTTGCACAGCTTTTAGCAGGTAAATCATTCTGCTACCCAGTATTCTATGATGTTGAAGCAGGCATGGTTACCGGCAACGACCTTACAGACATTATTATGGCGTTTCTTGATGAAATGAGAAATGCAGGATATAAGAATGTCGGCTTATACTCATATGAGAACTGCATTAACAATTATGTAGACATTTCAAGAGTAAAAGAAGCTGGTTATGCCGTTTGGGTAGCAAAGTATTCAGATGCAGAACCTAGAATTGCCGTTGATTATGATATGTGGCAGTTCGGTGGAAGTGTTAATTATCTTAGAGACGCACAGATTAACGGACAGACAGTAGACCAGAACTATTGTTACACTGATTATTGCACAGACCATGTCGTTGAAGACATCACAGTGCCAGACTATGAGCCAGTACCAGACACTAAATACCATAAGGGCGATACAGTTAAGGTTATTAACGCTATTCAGTACGATAATGGCGAGCCATTCAGAACTTACTATGATGAGTACAGCGTTTTATCAGCCAGTGGCAGAAGAGTTGTTATCGGTGTTGATGGCGTAACTACTGCTGCTATTGACGAGGATAACATCAGCCTTGTTAAGTGCATTTATGACAATGACAATGATGTCAACACAGATACAGTAAGTCGTGGTGACGGCAAGAAAGTCAGAGTGCTTGATAACATTGATTATGACGGCGTGAGATTTGCGACATATTATGATAAATATGATGTAATCGAAGAGGATGGAGACAGAATTGTCATAGGTATTGGCACAACAATCACAGCTGCTGTCAATATTGCTAATCTTGAATTTGTCGGCGGTGCAATTTCTGATGATACACCTACTGATATCCCATTCAGTGAAGATATTGAAGAGGATAGCACAGTGAGATTTGTTGGCGATACTGATTATGATGGCACACCTATTAAGGCTTGGTTTGATGAGTATACAGTATCAGAAAGAAGTGGCGACAGAGTTGTACTTGTGCATGACGGAGAACTGTTTGCCGCAGTCAATATAGCCGATTGTGAATTAGTCTAACCTTAATAAAAATACCGGGAGTGCAATGCTCCCGGTAATATCTTAATTATTCAAATCTATCATAACAGCTATAACAGCGGGAATGGTTGTTATGGTTCCGTTTGTTTTCTTAAATTCCATACTACCTTCAAGAAGTGTTCCATACATTGTCACATTATCACCAACAAGCAAATTATAGTCAAAATCGTCTCTATAATATGTCAAAACAACAGTATCATCATTATTACCATCAACAGCTAAATAATAGCAAGCAATATATTCACTGGATTCTTCACCGGTATGCGTATTTCCGTCTTTATCTTCGACCTCCCCATCATATTTTAATTCTGCTACAATATTGCCTGTCAACTTAAATTCTTTATCAATATACTTATTAGGCGTACGCTTGAGCATTTCAACAGTTATATCATCAGGATATACACTCTTGTCTCTTGATAATAATGTTTCTTGCTCTGTCTGGACTTCACTGGTACTTTCAACATTATTATCAGAAGCACTATTCTGACACGCTACAAGGCTCAATAAGCACATAACAAGCATAACGCTTACAATTCTCTTTATCATAGGTAAACTCCTTTATTTTCTTTCTTTTAACATTTTTTTAAACGATTCTCGGTATTCTTTTATTTTTTTAAGCCATTCAGATTGAGAATCTGACGATACTAGCTTATTATCTGAAAGTGAAAGTGATATTTCAACGCTTGAAAAAGCAGCAGAAAGTGTTTTATCATCAGCTTGTTTTTCTACCAAATTTGTTAAATTCTCCATTTTAGTGCTTGCTTCTTTTGCACTTAAAGTTCCATTTTCAAAATCATCAATAATCTGAATTGCACTACTTATCATTTCTCTATCGTTCTTAGAGTATTTATATCCATTAAACACTCCTAGATGAGCAAGCAGTGTTGCAACAATGATAACAAGAAAAATCATTACAATAACTATACTTGACTTACTTATTTTTTGTTTCTCTTTCATAGGCAAATCCCCCTTAAATTTAATTTTACTAATCATATCACAATACACATAATTTGTCGAATACTGTCGAAACTTGCGATATCTTTAAGTTGATTTTTATATTATAAGTATTTATAATAATAATTGTCCGAGAGAGTTCGGACGAAATCTTCAAGTTTTGGCTAGGCGGCACTGTTTGATTGGCGTTGGCAGTGTCGCCGCTGAAAACTGTTAATCTACTGGGGGTAGATTGACATGTAAGAACAGATGTTCTATAATAACACCATCGCTACCAGTGTTATATCGTGCAATAAGGGGGATATATGGAGAATGAGGAATACAGGCAGAAGATAATCGAAGAAATCAAAGAAATAAATAGCGTTGAAGTACTAAAGTATATTTACAAAATAATGATGGATGTAATAAAAAAGCCAGTGTAAAAATACACTGGCATACACCTAGAAAAAAGTAAAAAGAAATATATTGCAGTGCGTTACTAATATCTGAGGTAGATTACTTTTTACAAGCAAGCAAACCTAGTCTTGTAACTGTTACATTTTCCAAGGTTTGTGTAATATATCCTTTGCTTGAAAGAGTTTTCATAAATGGCAATAGAGATATCATATCGAGATTTAGAGCATTGGCTATATCGCGATAATCTGTATTGCCTTTCTCATTTCTTTTAGTGATAATAGTCATAAGAACATCATTCTCATTCAGCATATTGTTTACGCTCCTTTTAATAAATCTATTAAGCCGAGAACATATTCTTTTTGTTCGTCATTTAACTCTAAAAATGTATGTATCGAGCGTACTAATCTTCTGTCATTCCTTATCTTAATCCACAAATCAGCTTGTTCCGATAAATCAAGTTCTTTTTCTTTCCCAGTTCTTAAATAATCCACAGGTAATCCTAAAACTTCTGAAATTTTACCCAATCTATCATCTGGAAATGAACCTTTGCGTAATTGACTAATGTAGCCATTAGCAAAACCACATTCTTTTTCTAATCTTGATATAGGAATTCTTCTCTCTTTGCAAATTTCTTTTACTCTTTCTACAGTGTTCATTTGTTTTTCCTCCATTTTTAGAGATTTACCTAAAAAAGGTGTTGACAAATTAGAGAACACTCTATATAATAATTTTAGGTTTTAGAGAAAAACCTAAAATTAAAGCGAGTATTCTCAAATATGTTTTGGCAATTCATAGTTTAGAACATTCTCTAAATAATGTCAAGTTTTTCTCTAAATCCTATATAAATTAGGAAAGGAGAAGTCTATGTTTTATCAAAAAATAGTTGATTATTGCAATAAGAACAATCTTTCTATAATGGCATTTGAAAAGAAATGCGGTATCGGTAATGGAACTGTGGGCAGATGGAAAGATGATAATTCATTGCCGGCATTAACCACTATTCAGAAAATTGCAGATGCAACAAGTATTCCCATAGAAAAATGGATTAAGCAAGAATGATAGGCGATTGAAGCGTCGTTTAACTTTGCAAGAAAGGAGATGAAAAAATGAAAAAGCCGTCTGTTTCAGATGTTGCATTAGTACTGTCAATATTTGTTTTACTGTTTCAGATTTTTTGTCATTTTATTTTACCAAAGTTTTGACAAAATCAATTATTTCTGAATGATGTACAGCAAATTCCATTAAAGCACAGATGATAGAAACAATCACAGAAATCCAGCCTTTAACGTCAGCTTTACTTGATGTTTTTAACGCAACATCAGCTTGTGTTTTAGAACTTTCAGCAATTTCCTTTGCTGAATCGGCTTGGGATTTAGCAGATTGAGCCATATTGTGAAGTTCCTCGCTTGTCTTTTCAAGATAAGCAGACTGACTTTCTAAAAGCTCAATCGGAGATTTACCTTTTTCATATGTAGGTATTTCAATATTAGGTTTTGGCGGTTGTGGAAATAAGTTGTCCATATTTGGATATACAGGTTCGTATCGCATAAAAATCTCCTTAGTTTTTTAAGGAATTATATCACAGAAAGGAAGTGAATTAAATGAGCGAAAAGGAAAAGGAAGTAGTTGAGAAGTTAAAAGAAGCGATTCCTAAGATGTCAGATTTTGACAAGGGTTATATTCTTGGCAAAGTTGAGAATATGGCAGAAAAAAGTGATAAGGAATGTAACAACGATAGAAAGGAGTAACGAGTGGAAAGAGAACTGAAAGAATTAATCCAGATTGAAAAGAAAAGAAATTCCTTGCTTGAAGAAATCAATCGGTCATTGAAGAAACTTGCAAGCAAGGAAGATAAAGAGTATCAGAGCAAAGTTGGCAAATCGGCTTTTAATCTTGATTGAGCCAGTTATGGTAATGTTCCAGCATTTCCATAATGCCAATTTCCACCCACGCACGACGAATGAACTCGTATTCTTCAGCAGTGTCAGTAAAGTTTTGCTTTTCAGTAGCAGACATTACCTTCTGATGAATTGAAGAATGAATTTCATTGCCATTAGAGTTTACAAAAGCTTTGAAATCTTCAAAATTTTTCACAATCTCACCTCTTTTCAATATTAAAGATAAGAGGATTATAGCACAAAGTACAAACGGATTAGAATTTTTGATATTGATGCAATAGAAAAGTGATGGTAGCGGTAAATAGTTGCAAACTTTTATTCAAACATCATTAGTTCTTTTTGACAGGGATAGCGTCCTGTTCGTATCAAGCGTGAATTACCTACCGATTGGCAGTTTTGTCTTTAGCATATTTATTTAATTCTATTGATATAGAAATAAGAGCGTACAGGGTGCAGAAGTCTACGCCACAGAAGTATGAGCCAACCGCTGATACGCACAATGCTATGACAGTATCCATACAATCTCCTTTCGGAAGGTGTCTACCATCACCTTTCTATTGTATCAATAAATATAAAGTTCTACAAGTTGCAACAGATAGGAATGAGCAGAATTGCTCAAATGCGCCTTAAAAGGAATATATCACACATTATTTAGAAAGGAATGTTTATGGAACTACAGATTTTTAGCAATTCAGAGTTTGGAGAAATTCGAACTATTACTAAAGATGATGAACCTATGTTTTGCTTGGCTGATGTATGCAAGGCATTGGAACTTGAACAGGTAAGTAGAGTTAAGGCAAGGCTTAAAACAGATGGGGTTACTACAAGTAAGGTCACCGACAGATTAGGCAGAGAACAGGAAGCCACATTTATTAATGAAAGCAACCTTTACAAGACAATCTTTCAGAGCCGTAAAGAAAGTGCGGAAAGATTTACAGATTGGGTTACATCAGAGGTACTTCCATCAATCAGAAAGACAGGAAGTTACAGTAAGCCTTTGACAACATCTGAACAGATTAGATTATTGGCACAGGGCAACACAGAACTCACAGAGAGAGTTGATAAGGTTGAAGATAAGATAATCAGTATCGAAGAAGAAACTCCACTTTACGGCTGTGAGATTGAAGAAGTGCAGAAACATGTTAGAAAGAAAGGAATTGAAGTACTTGGCGGAAAGGACAGCAATGCGTACAAAGACGGTGGTATTCGCGGTTCAGTATATTCTGATATATACAAGCAGTTAAAACGCGAATTCGGGTGCGTGGCGACATACAAGAGTATCAAAAGAAAATACTTGGCTGATGTACATGAATTCATCGACACCTATTTGTTGCCAATAGCACTTGCCGAGGTGGTACATGATACAAACATGTAGGAGAAGATATGAAAGAAAAGATAATTAACATATCCGCAACACTGGCAGGAATCAGCCTTATAGCGTTAATTCTAAGACCGGTACAGCCGCAAGCTAAGATTAATCAGCAGAGTGCAGTGTTAATTGAATGCTACAACTCACATGTTGATTATAAGGTTGAAACTGGGGAGATAAGTGTTGATGAATATGAGTTGTCGCTTATGGCACATTTGCTGATGGGCGAATGTGGAGCGACATGCAACGATGATGAAATGCTATATCTTGCAGGAGCTGTTGTTTTGAATAGAGTACAAAGCGAGTATTTCCCTAACAGCATTGAAGAAGTTATTTATCAGCCAGGGCAATATCAATGTACAGAGCTTATGAACAGTGGATTCTATAAAGAGCCAACAGAAAGGTGCTGGAGAATAGCAGAAGAATTATTAATAAGCGGATATGACATACCTAGCAATGTGTTGTATCAAGCTGAATTTAAACAAGGTAGCGGTGTTTATAAGAAAGTGCAGAACATGTACTTTTGCTACAAGTAAGGAGTGTTTATGGAAGCAAGGATAAGAGAAGAAATGTTCAGCCTGGGAATTCTTTCTAATAAAAGAGGTTACATCTACATAATCGAAGCTGTTAAACGCTTTAATTCTTCTATGACAATGAAAGAAATTTACAGCAGTATTGCTAGTACAGTAGGTAGGCCAAGATGTGCTGTTGAAAGGGCAATTGTAACAGCAATTAAATCAGCTGACCATGACCTATCAGCATGGAAGAATTATGACTGTCTCACAGCAAGAGGGGTTATAACAACGATGTATTACAGATGTAAGGAGAATGCCAATGAGTAGCATAAAAAGAATTATTAAGCTGAACAGGAATAGACAGAGAGCTATAAAGGAAAAGGATTTTAGAAAGTTCTATACTTTCAGCTGCAAAATCCATTTGATTGAAAGAATAGATAAAGTACCAATAGGAAGTTACATATTAAAGTAAGGAGAGAAAGAAATGGAAAATGCAATTAATAACAATAATATCACATTAGCAGGAGTAGTTGAGAAAGAGCCAGAGTACTCGCATGAAGTATTTGGCGAGAGGTTTTATGTGTTCATGCTCAAATGTTCAAGAATGAGCAGTAACAAGGATACATTACCGGTAATGATATCAGACAGACTTGTTGATATCAGAGAAATCAAAGTAGGACAGGTTGTCACAGCTGTAGGGCAGATAAGGAGCTTCAACAGGCATATTGATGATGTGAAGAGCAAGCTGATTTTATCTGTATTCGCAAGAGAACTTAAGATACTGACACAGGACGCAACCGAACTGTCATTTGAAGAAGATATTAATACAGTCATACTTGACGGTTATATCTGCAAGCCACCTATATACAGATGCACTCCAAAGGGCAGAGAGATTGCAGATATCTTAGTGGCAGTCAACAGACCATATGGCAAATCAGATTACATACCATGTATAGCATGGGGAAGAAATGCGAGATTTGCAGGTGGGCTTGAAACAGGGGAGCATATCCAGATTCAGGGAAGATTTCAGAGTCGCGAATATTCCAAGAAGATAAGTGACAATGAAATTGAGACACGAACTGCATATGAAGTATCAGTAAGCAGGATTGATTACGCAGAGGAGGGCGAAGCTGATGAGTAGTGATATTACAGTTAGAGATTTAGCAAGTATGGCTATTGATGAAGATGTGGTATGCCAGATATGGACACCGTTGCATGGAACAGTTTTTAACGGTTCATTTGAAGAAGCTAAGTATTCAGCCTATGCGGATAGGGAAGTTGACAACTTCCAGATTGAAGATGGCATATTTGTTATGAATATATAATAAGGAAAGGATATTGTTTATGAGAGCAACTTTAAAAGGGGTAGTACTTGAAAACTTTATGTGCTATGCACACGCAGAGTTTGATTTTTATGTCATTACAAAGATTATGGCTAAGAATGGCAAGGGTAAGTCAACTATTGCCACAGCTTATCTGTGGTGCTTATTCAACTGTGATTATGAATTAAAGGATAATCCGGTTGCCAGACGAGAGGTTGACGGAGTATCAGTTGATGATATGGATACAAGTGTTGAACTTACACTTGATGTTGACGGAAAAGAAATAACTATGAAGAAAGTGCAGAAGAGGACTTACAGTAAGGATGGCAGCAGTTATAAGGACGATAACAAGTATTTTATCAATGATGTGCCTAAGACATTAAAGGACTTCAATGCGTACCTTGATGTTGATATGAATGTATTTAAGATGTGCAGCAATGTAAATGCTTTTCTTAATCAGAAGCCAGCAGAAATGAGAGAATACTTATTTGGCTTAGTAGGAGATGTTACAGACCTTGATACAGCTTCACAGAAAGCCGAATTAGCCGAGTTAGTTCCTTTACTTAATAAGTATACAGTTAAAGAATTATCCGCTATGAATAAGGCTACAAAGACCAAAATCACAAAGGATTTGCCTATTCTTGATGGACAGATTAAGGAAAAGGAAAGAGATATACAGCTTAAGCAGGCTATTGAAGTATCTGACCTTGAATTACAGAAGAACAGCCTTAAAGCGCAGATTGCTGATTGTGTGGCAAAGCAGACTGACAATGACAAGCTGATGGCTGAATATGACAAAGCTAGTTCAGATATTCTTAATCTTAAGTTTGAGCTTAGTGATATGAGCCGTAAAGCTAATGAAGAAAATGTTAAGGCTAGGAGAAAACTTGAATCACAGATTAGTAACCTTAATTATGTGATTGAGGATAGCAAGAAGTCAATCAGCAACGCAGAAGATGTTGTTAGTTTTGATAAGGACAAGATAGCTGAATATCAGAAAACACTTGATGATAGCAGAACCGAATGGAAAGCTGAAAAAGAGCGTGTATTTGACGAGAATAATCTTATTTGCCCTTATTGTAAACAGGAATACCCAGAGGAAAAGAAAGAGAAACTAAAGGTAGATTTTAAGGCACATAAAGAAACTGAACTTAACAGAATTACTGATAAAGGCAACACAGCTAAGAAAATGCTTGATGAAGTCAAAGGATTGTTAGTTGGAGCTGAACAAGAATTGGCTGACAGAAAGCAGAAGTTAGAAAAACATTTAGTGGATTTAGCAGACCTTGAAAAGCAGTTATCAGAACTTCCACAGGAGATTGATGTATCAGCCACCGAGGAATACAAGGCACTTGAACAGCAGATTGCCGAAAAGGAAGAAGCCATGCACAAGGCTAACGATATTTCGGCGATTAAGGCAGAATTAAAGGCACAGGAAACAGCTTTAAGGCAGCAGTTAGCAGAATGTGAAAGCCGGATTGCAAAGTCTGATACGGCAGCAGATGAACAGCGACTTGAAGAATTAAGGCAGACAAGGATTGATTCTGAACAGAATAAGGCTAATGCCGAGAAAATCCTTGATTTACTTGACGAACTGGATAAGGCTAAGAACGAAGCCTTGACAGAGGCGGTAAACAGTCATTTTGGTTTGGTTAAGTGGCAGTTGTTTGAATATGCTAAGAACGGCAATTACAAGAGCTGTTGCATACCTACAGTTGACGGAAAGAGCATTTTAACAACTATGAGCAACAAGGGTAACAGGATTTTAGGCAGAGTTGATATTTGCAATTCTATTCAGAAGATTAGTGATATATCAGTTCCTATTATCTTAGATGATTCTGAAAGCCTTAGCGCAGACAATCAGAAGAAAGTTGCTGAAATGGTAGATAGTCAGTTGATTATGCTGATTGTTAATGATAGTGAGAAATTAGAGATTGTGGAGGGATGATATGAAACTTTATTTTTACGAATTGAATACAGATGAAAGGTACAGAAAAGCAGGAATTATAGTACAGGTTTGTGAAGCAGAAGAGAAACCTAAGACATACAAGTCTGTTGATAGATTTTTTCCAAACTACTGTAGTACGGTAAGGAAAGATAATGTTGGACGAATAGGTGATTTTAATTGCTTGTTCCTTACAGAACCTAATTTTGAGTATGCCAAGGATAAATTTAAGAAGCGTGCAGAATCAAGGATTGCACAGACAAAAGAAATACTTGAAAGAGAAGAAAAGGAATTAAAGATGATCGAAGAAAGCGAGGAATAATTATGGCAGAGAATACAGCAGTTGCGGAAAAGAAAGAAGCTGAAAGTAGAGAGCTTGTAGCAAAGGATTTTACAGAGGGAATGGTAGTAAAAATCAAGCAGAAAGAGAAATTCGGCTTAACATTCCCTAAAGATTACAACTATACAAATGAGTTTATGTCAGCAATGCTGATTTTGCAGGACACAGTAGATATGAACAAAAAGCCTGTATTGCAGAGTTGCACAAGGGCAAGTATCGAAAACGCACTTGTAGAAATGGTTACAAGCGGCTTATCAATGCAGAAGAAACAGTGCTACCCGGTTGCTTATGGCGGTAAGCTACAGTGTCAGAAATCCGTATATGGGAACACTTGCATTGCTAGGAGATACGGACTTAAAGACATAACAGCAGAGGTTATCTACGAGGGCGATACATTCGAGTATGAAATTGTTAATGGCAAGAAAAGCATTGTCACTCATAAGCAGGACTTTGAGAATATCGACAATGATAAGGTCAAGGGTGCTTACGCAATAGCCACTATGGATGACGGAAGTGTTCTCACAGAGGTTATGAACATCAAACAGATAAAGCAGGCTTGGAAACAGGGATATGGCTATAAAGAGAACGGAAACGGAACACATCAGAAATTCACAGACCAGATGGCTATGAAAACAGTCAAGAACAGACTGTTAAAGCAGATTAACAATACTTATGGTTCTTTCTATGACGGAAATTACGATAATGAGGAAGAATTACCTAGTTATGATGAGCGTATGCAGGCTGATGTTGATTATGATATTGAGCAGAACGCAAACAGTGTAGATTTTGACGAGGACAACATAATTGATGTAGAGCCGACCGATACAGCCGACAAGCAGTCAGAGGAGTTGCCGCCGTTCATGCAGAGTGAGGAGAGCTGATATGAGAGCAATTTCACAGAATGGGACAATAGATGTTCCTTATGAAATGGTAGTTATTCAGAGGTTTGAAGAAGATATTTATTTTTTAAACCGTAATTTAACAGGGGTAGAAGACTTGATTAGTGACATTAGGTTGGCTAAATACTCCACCGAAGCAAAGGCGATTAAGGCTATGGAAATGCTGAGAGAAGCATACACAGGAAAGCCAAAATTAAATGTAAATGAAATCCCTAACTTAACACCACAGGAGTTTGGAGAAAAATTAGGAATTAGCGATATTCTACTTTGCGACAAAACCAATGCAGATGTCAGCTTTTCAAGCAATTACTACTTTCAGTTCCCACAGGATGATGAAATCGAGGTGTAAATATGAAACAAAATCCAATAATAATTGCGTGCGAATTGTGCGGAAAACCACAGCCAAAAGATGAATTACGTTCTAATGAAAATTGGAATGTTTATGACGCAAAAGCTGTTTGTGAGTGTGGTGGAAAATTCAAAATAATGTTAAGAGAAGATGCGGAGAAATTAAGGAATGAAACTTAAATGTATTGCGACAGGAAGTACAGGAAATTGCTACACCTTAACTTCCGACAGTGGAGAAACACTTATCCTTGATTGCGGAATACCGATTAAGGAGATTAAAAAAGGCTTGAATTGGAACATTAAAGATGTTGTGGGTGTGTTATGCACCCATAAACACCTTGACCACAGCAAGTCAGTAAACAATTTTAAGGCTATGGGAATACCGATTTATGCACCATATTTGAAGATTGATTGTAAATCAATGAATATGGGTGGATTTACAGTAAGACCATTTGATTTAACAACGATAGACGGAAATTGGACACACACAAACGCAAATGGCGAACCTTGCCCGATATATGGCTTTCTGATTGCTCACAAGGAAATGGGGAGAATGCTTTATATAACCGATTGCGAGGTTGTCAAGTGGAAGTTTAAAGACATAAACCACATTCTCTTAGGCGTGAATTATGACAAGGATTTAATTGACAGGGATAATACAGGCAAAGCTAATCACGTATTCAGAGGTCACTTATCCATTGACACGGCTTGCGATTTTGTTAAAGCAAATTATTCAGATAGCTTGCAGAACGTCATAATGTGCCATCTGTCAAGTGAAAATCCTGATAGAGATAGTTTTATTGAGAAGATGAAAAAAGTTGCTTGTGGGGCAAATGTAGATGTTGCAGAGCGCAACAAGGAATGGGTTTTAAGGAAAGGGGATGAATGTCCGTTTTGATTAGTTGGGATATAGTTACAAAGTTAATGAATTGTTTTCCTAATAGCGTTATAAATCATAACGCAGAGTTTATAGCACATATTAAAAGCAATACATATTTTGGATTAAAAGATTGTGAAAATGAAACAGATGTAAAGTGCAAAATGTTGGAATGGCTATCAAGACCTGCACACAAGGCAGAACCATATAACACTAAACGGAGCAATAATGAATTTCACAGATTTATACTTGACGGTGTAAATCAGTTTTTGGAAACCGATTTTACCGAGAAAGATATGGAACGGATTTATACATATCTTGGAAACAGATGTAATCATTCTAAAACATTGGAATTTATTGCAAGTGGGTATGATATGTCTGTTTTGAAAGATTGAAAAATTCTAGTGAGTGTCCGTTTTAGAAAGGAGCAGTAATGGAGAGATTAACGAAGACATATAGTGATGGAAGCTTTGGAGTTGCTGACAATCTTCCTTGTGGTGAAAATTCTTATACCTTTAAGAATTTGCTTATCAGGAAATTGGGAGAATATGAGGACTTAGAAGAGCAGGGCAGACTTATCAAGTTGCCTTACAAAATTGGAGATACAGTTTATGAAATAACAGGAGCAACAACTCGGGGTTATGATTGGAAATATCTAACCTACGAAAAAGCATACGTGCATGGTACTGTATTCAACTTAGATAGACTTTACGATATTGGCAAGACAGTATTTCTCACAAAATCCGAAGCCGAAGCAAAACTGAAAGAATTGAGAGGTAACGATGAATAAGAGAAAATCAATATCTAAAAGTATAAGAACATCTGTATATCTCATGTATAACGGACATTGTGCTTATTGTGGTACAGAAATAGCTTACAAAGATATGCAGGTAGACCATGCAACACCGCTTAGGATAGGTGGAGCAGACGACATTTCAAATTACATGCCAGCTTGTAGGAGCTGCAACCACTATAAAGCCACTTTAGATGTCGAGGGATTTCGAAGGTATCTTTCAGAAATACATAAAAGGCTTATGCGTGACAGCATACCTTATCAAGTGGCGGAGCGGTTTGGAATCGTTAAGTATGTGTCTGACGATGTAAAATTCTATTTTGAAGAATTGAGAGGTGGAGAATGAAAGTATTCAAATGGGAAGATTACTATGATACAGAACGTTGTCCTCATTGTGGCAGACTAAGGCTTATGATAGCCCGTACAGAATATGGAACTAAAAGAGTTTGCGAAAAGTGCGGATGGTGCGTTGAGGATAATAACTACTTTGTGGAAGATGAAACAATCGAGGAAGAGAGGTAAGGAAATGGGTAATAACTGTAATTGTAAACACAATCACAACTCTAATTCAGATGAGCCTTGTTGCGGATGTGATAGCAGACAGACCAATGCCGACAGGATAAGGGATATGTCGGATGAAGAGTTAGCTGATACATTATTTAATAGTTGTCTTGAAGTTATGCATATAGACGAGTGCCCTTATGTAGATAATGTAGGGATGTGCAAGAAGTGTATACTTGAATGGCTTCAATCAGAAGCAGAATAGGAGAGAATATGGAAGATAGATATCTGTATAAAGCTAAGACAACTCCAAAAGAAAAAGGAGAATTTAACAATGTTTGGGTTACTGGAAATCTTATTGTTTCCAATGGAAAGTATTACATACATCCTGTGGGCAATGTTGTAAATGTTAAGAATGAGACTGGAAGAATAATTGTGATGCACGAAGTAATTCCAGATACAATCTGCCGATGCACAGAATCAAAAGACAAGAATGGCAAGTTGATTTGGGAGAATGATATTGTCAGATGTAAAGTTGGAACAGCGAAAGTTATATGGAATAAATCAGAATGGCGAATTGAATGGTTAAAAAATGACTTATGGAGAAAAGATTTGTATTATTGGGCGGTTGAAGATATTCAAAGAACAGTAGTTATCGGTAACATTTTTGACAATAAAGAGTTATTAGAAAGTGAGGAAAATTAGATGAATCGTGTAATCCTATGTGGGAGAGTTGTTAGAGAGCCAGAGATTAGATATTCACAGACAGCAAACGGAAGTATGGCAGTAGCAAGATACACATTAGCTGTTGACAGAACTTTCAAGAAAGAGGGCGAACAGGCAGCAGACTTTATTAACTGTATCGCATTTGGCAAGAATGGAGAGTTCGCAGAGAAGTATCTTCATCAGGGAACTAAGATTATCGTTGAGGGTAGATGGCAGACAGGAAACTACACTAACAAGGACGGACAGAAAGTCTACACTAATGATTGTGTTGTTGAAAGACACGAATTTTGTGAAAGTCGTGCTAATCAGCAGAACAATAACAGTAACGGAATTATGGGCGGTAATGCTAGTTCAGACAGCTTTATGTCAATTCCAGACAATGTAGCTGATGAGGGATTACCATTTAATTAAAGAGGTGTGAGTATGAGACTGATTGATGCAGATGAATTAATTGAGGATATTCACAAAAAGAATTATATCGATAAGGCTTTATCTGAAATACTTGAAACTATTATTAATGAACAACCGTCAGCTTTTAGTATGGGAACTAAACCTATTGATAATTTCGTAGACCCGTTTAAATCAAGAACCGCAACAGAAAATAACCTTGTTGAAGAAAATGCAGAACAATTAACGGTTAATGATATTGATAAGGTTGTGAAACAGCTTGAAGACGAAAGAGAGTTATCATACGCAGATTTTGACAAATATGTTGAAGAAGTCAGCCCTTGCCTTGATGCAGAATATGATGATAGTTTTCAAAGAGGTTTAGAAAGGGCAATTAAGATAATAAAGGTGGGTAAAATTAATGGATAGAGATTGCAATAAATGTATACATCATACTACAGGAACTTGCAGTACTTTTAACTGTGAGTTTGCAACAGCTGATGATGTAAGAAATAAGGCTATTGACAATTTTACAAAGGCTGTTGAAGATGCAGGGCTTATCTTTGTTGATGATATGTTTAAGCTAGAAGAGCTTGCGGAACAGCTAAAGGCAGGTGATAACAGTTGAATTATCAGAACATAGCAAGAGCCAAGGCGATAGAACAGGAAAACAAAAAGCGACTATTGAAGCTAAACTCGAAACTGAATGACAAAAGCGGAATATATTTTCTACTCCGAGAAGATGAAAACGGATTTAAGTATGCGTATATCGGGCAGGCGTTACATACACTTAGCAGATTGGCAAGCCACCTTGTAGGTTATCAACAGCACATAGACCTTAGTTTGAAACGCCATAAGCTGTACGACAAAGAGAAAAATCCTTATGGTTGGCGAGTTGAATTTCTGAATTTCCCCGAAAGCCAGCTTGACGAAAAGGAGAAGTATTACATCAAGCTATATGCCGATAAAGGTTATCAGCTTAGGAATGTCAGCTTAGGCGGTCAAGGAGAGAATCGTGCTAGTGGTTCAATAGGCGAGAGAAAAGCACCTAAAGGCTATATGCAGGGCATGCAGCAAGGTAAAAAGGTGTTAGCGAGGGAATTATCCTCTATCGCTGAAAAGCACCTTATAATCCGCTTAAAGCCCGAAAAAGAGCATAACAAAGTATCGCAGAAGCAATACGAGAAGTTTATGGATTTATTGAAAGTGGGTGATTCAGAACGAAGATTTTAAGTAATAAAGAATATTATCATCTTGTGAACAAGATAGATACTCTTACTAAAGATAATGACTGCATGAATAGAAAACTTGATGAAATGAAAGAAAATAAACCTAATGATTGCAAAAGCAATGAAGGAAGTCACTTTTGCAGTATTTGCAAATTTGGCTATTTGAGAACAAGAAATCCGTTTGGGGCAGATTTTTATGCTTGCAGTAAAACAGTGTCTTGTGAAGATTTTAAGAGAAAAGAAGACAACTAACTAAAAATCAAAGAAAGGAATAGGTTGTGCGCACATAAAACCGAGGTTTCCTTTTGGTAGATTTTATGAATTTTGAAAATTATTCTTGTGATAATCAAATGAGCATATTCGACTTCACAAGAGAACCGATTAGCATAACAAAGCCTATCCGATTAATAGAACTTTTCGCCGGCTACGGCAGTCAGGCAATGGCACTAAAGAGAATAGGCGCTAAGTTTGAACATTACAGAGTTGTGGAGTTTGATAAGTACGCCATGGCAAGCTATAACGCAGTACATGGTACAGATTTTCCCACAATGGACATAACTAAGGTTCATGCAGAAGATTTGAATATCTGTGACACAAATACATTCACTTACTTACTTACTTACTCGTTTCCTTGTACGGATTTATCAGTTGCCGGAAAGCAAGCCGGAATGTCTAAGGGAAGTGGCACAAGAAGCGGTCTGTTGTGGGAAGTTGAGAGAATACTAACAGAAATCAGAGATAGTAACGGAGAATTACCACAGATTTTGTTCATGGAGAATGTGCCGCAAGTACATAGTCAGGATAATATGCCCGACTTTAGAAAGTGGTTAGATTTCCTTGAAAGCCTGGGTTACACAAATTACTATCAAGATTTAAACGCTAAGAATTATGGTGTAGCACAAAATCGTGAAAGATGTTTTATGTTTTCGTTCCTGGGCGAGTACAATTACCATTTTCCACAGCCCATACCACTCAAAAAGAAGTTGAAAGACTATCTTGAGGATAATGTAGATGAAAAGTATTACATCAACAATGAAAAGGCTGACAAGCTGATAAAACGGCTTATTGACAACGGCACATTACCACAACACAATCTTAACAGACAGACAGACAGACAGACAGACAGACAGACAGACAGACAGACAGACAGAC